TATTAACACCTGTTACAGAAATTAAGTCCGATGCACCTCTTAAAATAAAAGAAGCCGCTGCTGCTGTTGCAGATACAACCGCCTATGGGCAACTCTGGGTGAAAACAGCTACGCCAAACGAATTGTATTTCACCACAGATGCTGGGGATGATATTCAGCTAACAACCGGCTCATCCCAATCCGGTGAACTTAAATCCAACTTATGGTGTCCCCCCACCACCGCACACGCTTCAGATGACGAGTTCAACTCAACCTCTATAAGTTCTGCTTGGGAAGCATATAATCAAACCGACGACACCGCAGGCACACTGGATACCATCACTGCGATTGATTATTATGGAACATTTAATAGCGGGAATGCTTTGAGGGTAAGCGCTAATTCCACTTATCGACCATCTTGGCTACAGGTACAAGTTCCTGCGCGAACGAAATATTATTCGATAACAAAAGCTTATACTTTTCCTACAAATGTTTTAATTTATGGTCGCTTTAAATTTACACAAAGAGACGTGTCAAATGTGACAAATAATGACGGAACAGTGGGCTTCACAATATCAGCAAATAATAGTGGAAATCCTGATGTTGACAATCTTTGTGAGCTTTATATGAATGAACCTGATGCCAATGCTATCAAAGCCGCAATTTGGAAGAAGGAAGGCGGCGGCGCTTGGGCACAAGTTGGCTCCGATACAACAGACACAAATGATGCTGGTCAAGCGTTAGAATATGCGGCTATCCATAAAGTGGGTTCAAATTATTATTTTTGGGTTGGGACGGAATCGAACTGGATTTATCTAGGCACCACAACTTTAAGTTTTACTCCCGCCCGCGTTGGGTTTGTATTTGAAAATGCGGCTTCACCCCCTACAAATGTGGTGGGAGCCGACTTTATTCGTTTTATAGAAACGGACAAATTTGTGTTATAATGAAAAAAGATCAAAACTACGTTGCAAAGATTGAAAAAGCAATCAGAGATAAGTACGGAGAGAAGGGAATCCACAACCCTCGTTCCGATTGGGACACAGTAAAGGAGAAACAATATCTCCAAGAACTCAAAAAAATTAATGAAAAACACTTTGCTATAGAGCAGCAACAAGAGAAAATAAACAAAGATGGTGTTTTATTGAGCAAAAAACTACTTATGAAGAGTGGCAATACTTCTTGTCCTATTTGTACAAAGTACAATCTCAAAGCACGCGACGAGATTTATATTTTACGATGGGAATGTTGTGAGCGTTGTTACATAAAATATGTCGAAGGTCGTGAAGAAAGATGGCGACAAGGATGGAGACCGAATAATGGCTAATGCAGATTTGAAAATAATCAGAGATTTATCACAAGCGGCTGGTAACATGTATGACGGCGCTGTTGACGACAAGGGCGAGCCTTTAAAGATGGGGTTGAAAAGAGATGATCTTCTCTCTACTGATCGTCGGTATATTGATGGCGGCAAAATAAGATTTGCCGGTGATAAAATTATTGTTACCTACGAAGCCGAAACTCGCCTACAAGACGTACATAAAAATGGGATCAACGGGTTTCAAAATGAAATGAACGACATGATTCAAAATTTAGTTAACCAACTGAAGAAAAATTATAAAAGCGTGGCTAAAAAGTCCATTACTTTAACTCCCGAAGGCGACAACGCCAAAGTGGATGTTGCATATGTATCACGTTATCGTACTATGGTTCAAGCAATACGAGCCTACAAAATTGGTGGCTTGTCTGAGATTATTGCCGCAACTGGCGCAGAGGTTAACAAGCGTGAAATGTCGGACGCATATCGTAAATTTTTGGAGCAGGGTGGATTTGGCAAGCGACCAAAGAACGACACCAGACCTAAAAATGCTTAATGTCCCATCAACTTTCCAAGAAGCAGCGACTCCAAGAAATCCTTAAAGCGGGTAAAGACCCCGTTTATTTTATCTCAAATTACTGTAAAATCTCTCACCCCATGCGGGGTTTAATTCCCTTTCGTCTTTATCCATTTCAAGAAGACATTATCCGAGATTTCAATGATTACCGCTTCAACGTAATCAACAAAGCGCGACAGTTGGGATTATCTTCGTCAGCCGCAGCCTATATTGCTTGGATGCTTTTGTTTCATCGAGAAAAGAATGTTCTCGTTGTTGCGACAAAACTCAGCACCGCGACGAACTTGGTGAAAAAAGTAAAATATATTTTTAAGAATCTTCCCGGCTGGATGATGATTTCAAAAATTGAAATCGACAATCGCACTTCATTCGAATTAGCCAACGGTTCACAAATCAAAGCATCTTCTACTTCTGGTGACGCTGGTCGTTCGGAAGCCTTGACTCTCCTCGTTGTTGACGAGGCAGCATTCGTTGAGGGAATGGATGATATGTGGGCTGGTTTATATCCCACACTATCCACTGGTGGTCGATGTATTGCACTTTCCTCCCCAAACGGTGTGGGTAACTGGTTCCATAAAACTTATACAGAAGCCGAGGAAGGAAAAAACGATTTCAACTGCGCGAGCTTACCTTGGCACGTCCACCCCGAAAGGGACCAAGAATGGTTTGAAAAAGAAACTCGTAATATGTCGCGAAGAGAAATCGCGCAAGAGCTTGAATGTTCCTTCAATCAATCAGGCGAAGGCGTATTTCATCCCGATGATATGGAAAAAATAAGAACAACCACCCGCGACCCAATTCACAAAACGGGTATTGACAGAAACTTTTGGATTTGGGAAGGACATCAAGAGGGCGCAGAGTATCTTCTGGTAGGCGATGTTGCCCGAGGCGATGGCAAGGATCATTCAGCATTCCACATCTGGCGACTCGATACGTTCGAACAAGTAGCTGAATATCAGGGAAAACCAAACCTTGACGACTATTCTCACATTATTTATAATGCATCTAAAGAGTATGGATTCTGTCTGACGGTAGTGGAAAACAATTCTCTTGGCATCGCAGTGTTAGAAAAACTGAAGGAAATGGAGCATCCTAACCTCTATTATTCCATAAAAGGCACCCACCAATACGTCGATAAACTCCAAGCAGAGGCTGTAAGCAACTCTATCATTGGATTTTCTACGACTCCAAAGACCAGACCACTCATTATTGCCAAATTGGAAGAGTTTGTGAGGAATAAACTAATTAAAATAAATTCACAAAGGCTTTATAATGAAATGACAACTTTTATTTGGAACAACGGAAGAGCAGAGGCACAACGAAGTTATAATGATGACTTGGTTATGTCCACCGCCATCGGATGTTGGGTGAGGGACACGGCTCTGGTTGTTAACAAGCGTGAACTGGAATATCGTAAAGCGATGTTAGCCTCAATCAGTGTTTCTAGCGGAATGTTTGATACGAGGATTACTGGAATGAAGGGCTACAAAAAGACCCAAGACTCTTTTTCTCCAAATAAACACAAGGACTCACAAGCGCATATACAACTTCAGTATCCCGCTTTATTGAAAGGATAATATAAATGGCAGACCCTAAAAATCCAAGAAACAATGCCGCACCTCTTTACAAGATGCTCACGAAGCTATTTTCTGGTCCCATAGTTAAATATGATTCCGAGCAACAAAATAAGTATCGAAGATGGCAATTAGATAAATACAGTACCAAATTTACTTCTTTGTCGGGAAAACAATTTAAGAAATCATCTTATAATTTGTATGATAATTTTAGTGCAAAATATTATTCTGCACAAAATAGACTAGAACGTTATATAGATTTTGATCAGATGGAGTATACTCCAGAAATTGCTTCGACGTTAGATATCTATGCTGATGAGATGACCACCTTTTCCGACTTGCAGCCTCTTCTCCACATTTTATGTCACAATGATGAAATTCGCTCTACTATTAACACACTACTCTATCAAATATTAAATGTGGAATATAACCTGTATGGCTGGGCACGGTCAATGTGCAAATATGGTGATTATTATCTTTATCTTGACGTAGATGAAAAAATGGGGGTTCAATCAGTTCTCGCCCTCCCTACTAACGAGATCGAGCGCTTAGAGGGCGAAGACAAAACTAATCCCAATTATGTTCAGTTTCAGTGGAACTCTGCTGGGATGACGTTTGAAAACTGGCAAGTTGCTAACTTTCGTATTCTTGGCAATGATAAGTATGCTCCCTATGGAACATCTGTGTTGGAGCCTGCTCGACGCATTTGGCGACAACTCACTCTGTTAGAAGATGCCATGATGGCGTATCGTATTGTTCGCTCACCGGAACGTCGCGTCTTTAAGATTGACGTTGGCAATATTGCCCCTGAAGATGTCGAGCAATATATGGAGAAAGTAAAAACTTCTCTCAAAAGGAATCAAGTAGTTGACCCAGACACCGGCAGGGTTGACCTTCGTTACAATCCGATGAGCATCGACGAGGATTATTATATTCCGGTTCGTGGTGGGCAGAGTTCTGAAATCACGAATCTCCCCGGTGGAGCATTCACCGGAGATATTGATGATGTAAATTATCTGAGAGATAAACTCTTTTCAGCGCTGAAGATCCCCCGTTCCTATTTGGCACGAGGTGAAGGCGCTGAAGAAGATAAAACTACGCTGGCTCAGAAGGATATTCGTTTTGCACGAACTATCCAAAGACTACAGCGTTCAGTTATTTCTGAGTTAGAAAAAATTTGTTTAGTGCATTTATATGTTCTCGGTTACCGAGGCGATGACCTTTTGTCTTTCAAATTGAAACTAAACAACCCGAGCAAGATTGCCGAGCTTCAAGAGTTGGAGCAATGGGAAAAGAAATTTAGTGTTGCTAGCGCAGCCACTGAGGGTTTTGTTTCGCGGCGATGGATTGCCAAACACCTCTTTAATATGAGCGATGAAGAATTCGTTCGCAATGAAGAAGAGATGTTCTATGATGCTAAATTCAATGCTTCGCTTGAAGCCGCTGGCACTGTCCCCGAAGCCGGTGGAGAAGGCGGCGGCTTAGACCTTGGTGATGAAGATCTTGACCTTGGGGACGAAGAAGAGTTGGACCTTGGAATGGAAGAAGAAGAGGGACCACTTTTGGTAGAGCCGGGAGAAGAAGAACTCACTGAGGCAGATGAAGACTCTATTCACTACACTTTTAAAGATGGTGCTACTACTACCAACAAATCTAAAGGCAAAATTTATAAGCCCGTCAAGGTAGACAAACGTTCCGCTGGCGCAAAAAAGCGACATCGTAAAGCCGTGGCTAATCCACTTGGCAGTCAGCGAACCACGAAGCGTGCCACAGGATTGGAAGAACTGGATAAACTAGCAAAGGGTTTTACCGAGGGCAAAACTATTTATGGAGACATGGAGTCCAAAATTTTGAACTCCAGCAGGGAAATCGAAAAACTAATAGAAAGTTTGGAGAAGGTGAATGAAGCGAAAGCACAATAAAAAGAGAAACACCGCGTTTTTATTTGAAGCGCTGGTTCGCGAAATGACCAAAGCCGCTGTTCGCGGCGACACGAAAAGAAAAGCTAAAGTTTTGAGAGTAATCAAAGAACATTTTGCCAAAGGAAAACCTCTTTATAAAGAACTGCAACTTTATAAAAGCATTTATGAAACAAAAAGTGTAGACCCCCTAACGGCTACAAAGATTGTGGTCGAGTGCCGAAACGAACATCGCCAACTTGATAAAAAAGAAGTGTTCAAACATCAATCATTTCTGATTTCTGAAGTCAACAAGACTGTCTCACCTCGCGTTTATAATAATTTTGTTCCCAATTATCGTGCATTGGCTACGATAGCACAGCTTTTTAGTGATGATACCCCGGCAAGATCCAGAGTTCTTTTAGAGAACAATCTTATTAAGGAAATGACCGCCACCGCAAAAAAATTACCCGAGAAAAAGGGTTTGGATGATTTTACTTTTACTCAATATGTAAAAGTATTTAATAATGAATATGCATCTTTATTAACCGAACAAAAAACAGTGCTTGGACTTTTTATTAACGACCGAGTGGCTTTATTATCTTTTTTAAACGAAGAAATAGGGCGTTTACGAAATGCCCTTGTTGTAGGATTAGACACTAAAGAAATTCAAGAAGACCCAGTGATGAAAGAAAACACTCAAAAAATAGTCCAAATTTTAGAAGAAATGAAGGCAAGCAAAATAACGGAGCAGTCGATAATTGAAGTTTTGAAAATTCAAAAACTGGTTAACGAGATTCAATCTAATGACGATTAAAATAAAAGTTGGACGTACAACTAACAGAGAAAAAGTAACTCGTAAAATTGCTGTCAAAAAATCTTTGAACGGGGAATTGATGTTTTTATCACATCCTCATATTAATGTTATTGTCAAACCCGAGAAGAACAAAGTCCTTACATTTGCCAAGGAAGGAAAGTATTCAGACGAGTCCTACGCTGCCATGAAGCGTCTGCTAACTTATCTGGGTAATGAGGGGCTTATACCGTTTGCGTCTGTGCAGGGTGGAAACATTTATGCTTCTTTGGAGGGGACTTTAGAAGAGCCTATGGATGAGCGCTCTCTTTTGCAATTAGTCACTTTCCACATTGGCGAATGGCTTAATAGCGAAAGCAGTGAAGTTTATGATGATTATTATGCTGAAGAGGTAGAAGAATTTTATCTTGATCCCACAGCAGAAGATTCTACAGAACTTGGCGAGGTTCCACAAGAAGCCCACAAAGGTGTATTGCCAGATAATCCCATAGCCACCCCGCTTATTTACAGGATCTAATGTCCTTAATAGTTTTTATTCTAGTCGCTTACGGCTTGACCCAAATATTGGTTTTCGGTTCAATCTTTGATTCCATCCGACCCACCACAGGAAAGCTTGGAGAACTCTTCCAATGCTCAATGTGTGTGGGTTTTTGGGTTGGCGTGTTTCTCTATGGTATTTCTTTTTATACAGAACTATTTACATTTGAACTGAACGTAGTCAATCCATTTTTATTGGGATGGCTCAGTTCAGGGACGAGTTATATTTTGAGTCAGCTTTTTGATGACGAGGGAATAAAAATAAAACTAGGGGCAAATAATGAACATTAACATTTACACTGATAACCATTGGATGCTACGTCCCCCAACCAACTGCTGCAAGGGGTCGTGACTATGGGTAAGAAACAAATATTAGTAGAATATTTTCAGCTTGAATCGCTGACTGAAGCCAAACGTGCAGACGATGGCTTTGTTTATCTCAAGGGACTGTTACAGCACGCCAACAAAAAGAACGGCAATGGTAGAGTCTATCAAGAGAGGGCACTTAAAAGAGAAGTGGAAAATTATAGAAAGATTGTTCGTGAACGACGAGCCTACGGGGAGCTTGATCATCCTGATAGTTCTGTTGTGGAACTGAAAAACGCTTCTCATCTCATTACCGAAATTAATATGGAAGGTGAGGGAGTGTATGGAACATTAAAACTTTTGAATACCCCCGCTGGCAAAATCGCCCAGCAGATTGTGCTTGACGGCGGGTCAATGGGCATTTCATCCCGTGGATTGGGTTCAACTCGCCAACAGGGCGATATCACCCTTGTTGAAGATGATTTTCAACTCATTTGTTTCGACCTTGTTTCCGAAGCATCAACCCCCGGCGCATATCTTATTAAAGAAGGCAAAGAGCGCGACCTTTTCTGCAAGGCAGACCGTATTAATCGTGCGCTCAATGACATTCTTGTAGGAAGGAAGAAATGAAGCGAGAACAACTAAAAAAACTTATTAAGCCAATCATTAAAGAATGCATCCACGAAGTTATTATTGAAAGTGGTGTGCTTTCTAATATTGTAGCCGAAGTAGCCAAGGGCATGGGCAACGTAATTGTTGAAACAAAACAACCCGAAGTTCCTTCTGAGCCAGAGCGCAATGTAAATCAAGAAGCCATTGAAGTTCAGAAAAGACGGCTTGATGAACAGCGAAAAAAGCTAACTTCAGCCATTGGAAATAAAGCTTATGCTAACATTTTTGAGGGTGTAGAGCCGTTGACCCAACCTTCAGACAGTCCTACCTCACAAGCATCAGCGCTATCGGGTATGGCACCTAGTGACCCCGGCGTCGATATTTCTAACATCATGTCTCTGGGCGGTAAAAACTGGAAAGCACTGGCAACTAATAAAAAGAGGTAATATGGCACACGTTAAGGTCGAGGCTCGATGGAAAGAGCCAGCGGAAAAATTAATTAAAAGGTTTTCCCGAAAGGTTAAAAAAGAAGGAATTATAGAAGAAGTTCGCGACCGAAGATTTTATAAAAAACCGTCAACTGTCCGTCGCCAGAAAAAATTGCGACGAAAAAGAATAGCCCGCAAAGTTGCGGAGAAGCAAAGAAATAAGTAGATAGCGTTTTTCCTGCGTTGCTGACTATTTATAAGGACTAATTCTATTAGGAGAACTGAAAATGTCGTCATTGTTCGAAAAAGCTATCGCTGATGCAAAAGAATTGAAAGAAACTGCTTTAAAAAGTGCAGAGCAACTGATCATTGAAAAATACTCTTCAGAACTTAAGGAAACTATTGAAAACCTTTTGGAAGAAGAAGAAGTGGAAGATGAGATTGTCGCTGATGAGGAAGCAGAAATTTCCAGTGATGTCATCGACGAACCAGCCCCCGCAGGCGACGTTGCCTTAATGAATCAGATTCCAGATGCGGCGACACAAGCTGTGGCACAAGCATTGGCAGATGACGAAGAAGAAATCGTTATTGACTTTGATGAACTAATGGCTGATTATGAGGCGACCACTCCTGATGAAATGGCAATGAATGTGCCTGAAGAAGCCGAAGCCGAAATCGATCGAGAAGAAATGATAGATGTTGAAGAAGAGGCTGATGAACTTGAAGCGATGATGGAAGAACTTACGGAAGAGCAACTTACCACGCTCTTAGAAGAAGTTGATATTGATATCAAATCTATCTATCCATCTAATGGCTGGGCAGGCTCCACCACCAGCGACAAAAAAGAAAATGTTGAATTGGTCGCACTCGGTCAAGCGATTGAAGAAAAATTAGCTTCCGAGAAAGAAAAGAACGAAAAACTTACGGACGCCAATGTCCAATTAACTGAAAACTTGAAAAATACAAAAGAACAATTAGCCAAAGCCAAACTTGTGCTGATAGAGATGCAAAATAAGATTGGCGACGTTAATCTCCGTAATGCCAAGTTGTTTTACACAACGAAGGTTTTGGAGACAAAAGAACTTAATACCCGACAAAAGAATAAAATTGTCGAGTCCTTAGCGAAAGCTAAAACAACTGAGGAAACAAAGCTGGTTTATGAAACTCTAAAAGAATCAGTGGGTAGCACCAACGAAACTGCACCAGAATCATTGGTTGAGGCAGTAAACAGAACACGTTCCCTCGTTCTTCGTCCTTCGAAGCGATTCGAAGCGAAAGATGAAGCTTCCCCGATGTATGATCATTGGAAGAAGCTTGCAGGAATAAATAAACCAAAGGGAGGTTAAAAAATTATGTCTGCTTTAGAAAAATTAACTGAAGGCATTATTGCTCGCGACCTTGGTCAAGAAGGTGCTGCTCTCATTAACAAATGGGACAAAACTGGACTGCTGGAAGGTCTCGACTGTGATGTCACGAAAAACAACATGGCTCGGCTCTTAGAGAATCAAGCCAAGGAGCTTCTCCGAGAAGCTTCTAGTATGCAAGCTGGTGACGTGCAGGGCTTTTCGGCTGTTGCGTTTCCAATCGTTCGACGTGTGTTTGGTGAGTTGATCGCCAATGAACTCGTTTCCGTTCAGCCGATGAGCTTACCAAGTGGTCTGATCTTCTTCTTAGATTTTACTGCTAATATTAGCAAGCCCGGTTACGCTGCAAGCTCGTCGCTCTTCGGCGGCGCTGCTGTCGCTAACCAGCTTACTGGCGGTATGAACATCGATGGTTCGACCGGCAACTCCGAAGCTGGTCCGTATGCGCTTAACAACGGTTATGCGTCCCCGACCGGAACGTTTGATCCCGGTTCGGTGACTTCGATTGCTTCTGGCACTTACAACCGTGGCAATCAGGATTCGTCTGTCAATTTAAGTGCGGTCACCCCCGCAGCGTTCGACAGATTGCTTCAGTATGATATGGATATTGCTTCTGGTACGACCGTTGCCATCGCTTCGGTGGCGCGTGCTACGCTTGATGCATTCCAGATTGATATGAACAATCTGATTACCCTTGAGCCGGGTTCGGGTGCTGCTGGTGGCGGTTTCGGTGGACTTCAGCGTCGCCTTACGCGCATTGATCCTTCGGATAACACCAGAGTTCTTTTGGTGAACGTTGCTACTGCTAGTGAAAGTGCTAACCAGCTTTCGGAAGAGCTTTCTTCGTTAGATGCAGCGGCTGGTATTAGTGTTGCTATCAAGGATAACTGGACTTCAACCGGCGTTTCGATTGGTACAGTTGCTGGTACTACTGTCTGGGGCTTAGAAACCCTTAACAATATCCCCGAGATTGATATCAAGGTGGATAGTGTTGCTGTGACAGCTAACACCAAGAAGCTGAAGGCTAAGTGGTCGCCAGAGTTGGGTCAGGATTTGAACGCCTACCACAACTTGGACGCCGAGGTCGAGTTGACGAGTATTCTGTCTGAGCAGATTGCTTTGGAAATCGATCAGGAAATCCTTGAAGATCTGATTCAGGGTGCCAATAAGTCGGGCGCTGTTCGTTACTGGAGCCGCAAGGCAGGTAAGTTTGTTAATCGTTCAACTGGTGTCGAGGTCGGTGTCGGTACGACTCCTGACTTCACTGGTACGGTTAGCGAATGGTATGAGACTCTGGTTGAAACCGTTAACGATGTTTCGGCACAGATTCATCGCAAGACCGTCCGTGGCGGCGCAAACTTTATCGTTTGCGGACCTGAAGTTGCGGGCATTCTTGAGTTCACGGCTGGCTTCCGTGCTAACGTTGCTGTTGACAGCAACAAAGGCACCGCTGGCGCGATGAACGTTGGTTCACTCAGCAAGAAGTGGGACATTTATGTCGATCCTTACTTCCCAAGGAACGTTGTTCTCGTGGGTCGCAAGGGTAACAGCTTCTTAGAGAGCGGTTATGTGTATGCTCCTTACGTTCCGCTGCAAGTCACTCCGACCATCTTTGGTACGGAAGACTTCGTGCCGCGTAAGGGTGTCATGACCCGTTATGCCAAGCAGATGGTCCGACCGGACATGTACGGCTTGGTTATTATCGAAGATTTGGTCTAATCTAATCATTGATAAACAAAAAAGATTCCCCTCGTCTACTTCGGTAGCCGGGGGGTTTCTCTTTATGGAAACTATTTAGGGTAGAGGAAATTATATTATGCCTGTACCACAACTTAGTCCCGTATCCACTGTAAGTACCTCTGTGTTAACGTCCACGGGTTCCGTGTCTCTTGTCGCGGCTGCTTTGCCGTTTACTGTCTACAGCAGCAATTCGTCGTTTTTAAGCGGCGCATCGGACCAAGTTGCATATGTGTATAAAAAATTAGGTGGTGATGTTTTAGATATTGAAATTAAAGCTGCAAATGTTTATGCGTCTTATCAAGAAGCCGTTTTAGAATATTCATATCTTGTTAACTCCCATCAGGCTAAAAACGTTTTATCGGATATGTTAGGAGCCACTACCGCATCTTTTGATGAGGATGGAGAGATCTCCGCAGGAGCTTCCGACGCTTCTAGGGATTTTCCACTATTTGGTTTTGCCTATGCACGACGGGTTGCAGAGGGTATTTCCACTGAAGCGGGTGTTGGTGGTTCCCAAACTCACTATTCTGCAAGTTTTCAACTAGAAGCGAACAAACAAGAATATGACCTTCAGCTAATTGTACAAAATAGTAGTTCTGTGTCATCCGTTCCTTTTTATAATCAAATTAACAATAAAAAAGTGCTGATTAGGGATGTTTATTATAAATCCCCGGCTACAATGTGGCGCTTTTTTGGTTATTATGGTGGTTTGAATGTTGTAGGTAATTTATCAAATTATGGACAATACGCCGATGATTCCACTTTTGAAGTTATTCCTACATGGCAAAACCGCTTACAAGCGATGGCTTTTGAGGATAGTGTGAATGTCCGCTTTTCTCACTATTCTTATGAAATAAATAATAATAAAATGCAGGTATATCCACCACCCGGCGATAATGTTGACAGCAGCGACGACGTAATCTGGTTTACATTTACGGTAGAAGAAGACGCCAACGCCGTAGATACCACGAGACTTCAAGGTATCAAAGGGGTGAACAATATGAACACCCTTCCCTTTGCCAACATCCCCTATGATAATATTAATTCTGTTGGTAAACAGTGGATTCGACGCTTTGCACTGTCTCTCTGTAAAGAAACATTGGGACAAGTTCGATCTAAGTTCGCCACTATTCCCATACCCAATGATAGTGTTACTCTCAATGGTCCAGATTTAATATCTCAGGCTCGTGAGGAACAACAGAACTTAAAAACAGAATTGAAAGAGCTTTTAGATGCTCTGACTTATGAAGCACTGGCTGAAGGTGACGCCAACTTGAATGACCATACAAGCCGCGTTTTTCAAAATGTGCCTAATCCTATTTTTATCGGATAATATGAATGGCAAAGTTTACAAGACCAGCAGCCCCGCCCCCACCACTCTTTGTCGGAGACAAAGAAAGAAAACTAGTTCGTCAAGTTAACACCGAGCTAATTGAAAATGTAGTAGGACAAGTGGTGGCGTATTACCCCATCAGTTTAGAACACACCAACTTCCATCCTGTATATGGTGAAGCTATAGAAAAAACTTTTTTAGATCCTGTGCGGGTTTATGCGAGAGTTGAGACATTGCCAGCGGTTGTAACCAACGATACGAAGGGGTATGATAAGCGTCCTCAGATTAGCGTTTATTTCCATCGTAAGCGACTCACACAAGATCAGGATTTATTTGTCCGAGTGGGAGATTTTTTATATTATGACGGTGATTATTATGAAATTGTTAGTACCACAGGTTCGAAAAGATTGTTTGGTCAAGCTGACCAAAAATATGAAATAACGGCGCAATGTATTAAGGCGCGAGAGGGGGTGTTCAATGCCGACTGATAGAGTGTGGACACCTTCCACCTTAGAAACCATAGACACCGCCTTTTATCGCTGGGTAGACGAAAAGTTAAACCTATCAGTGAGAACAAACAAAGATTATAAAAAAGTACCCGTAATTTGGTCAGGCGCAGAGCGAGTTTATCAAATAAAACGGTCCAAAGAAGCGCGTGATAATAGTGAAACCTTGATTTTACCTTTAATAACTATCGAGCGCACAGGTGTTCAAAAAGATCCATCACGAATGGGTCCATTTGGAAGCAATTTGCCCTACAACAGCGACCGCCGAAAAAATTCTTTTTTAGTACGCCGCGAAATTCAAGCGGATAAAACTAAAAATTTTGCAAATGCGGATTCGCTGCGGGTGATGGGATATAAAAATTCCAAATTTGTGTCAAAAGATGTTATTTATGAATTTTCTTTTATTCCCACTCCAACGTGGATTCACGTCAATTATGTGGTGAAGCTCATTACGGAGTATCAGATTCAAATGAATGATTTGGTTACCCCGTTTATGAATAAATATGGAAATGCTTATTCTGTTGATTTGGGCGACGAGGATAATGCCTATGAGGCATTTATAGCTCAAGAATTTGTGCAAAACAACAGTGGGGCTTCGCTGGATGAGAATGAAAGAATGTTTGAGACTGAGATACAAATAAGGGTCGAAGGATATCTAATCGGCTCTGGAGACAACCAAGAGCAACAACGGGTCGCCATTCGGCAAAATCAAGTAAAACTTCGTTTTGGCAAAGAAAAGACAATTTTGACAGGTTAAATGGTTTTCAATATACTCAGCACTATTTATAAGGAAGTTTTTTCTAGGAGAAAAAAGATATGTCAGAGAGAAAATTTAAGTTTGTATCCCCCGGCGTTTTTATTAAAGAAATAGACCAATCGGCGTTGCCCGAAGCCGCACAAGAAATTGGTCCTGTGGTTATTGGTAGGTCATCCCGAGGACCAGCCATGAGACCCGTTACGGTTTCGTCGTTTTCTGAGTATGTTCAGACATTTGGCGAGCCTTATTCTCAAGCATCGGTAAGTGACCCATGGCGAATGGGCAACAAAGCGGGAACTACTTATGGGGCGTATGCTGCCAAAGCGTGGTTACGCAATAACGGAACATTAACATTTGTTCGCCTTCTTGGCAAACAGGGACCGGACGCTGCCTCTTCAGCAACCGCCGCAACACAAGCTGGCTGGAATACGGAAGAGGCGCTGGGACTTTGGGTCTTCGGCTCGTCGTCTGATGGATATCATACAGGGTGTTTGGCTGGCATTTTCTATCGCGCCGACTCTGGTGTCGGCGTTAAGTTGTCAGGAACATATCTGGATTCTACTACGTTTGCTCATGTAGTTGCAGAAACAGGCGCTGGCAACGCTGCCGCCATCATGGCGCAAGCTGGCTCCAGTGCAAAAGATGCAGAATTTAAAGTTATAATAACTGGTGAAGTTGCTAGAGCATCTGATAGCGAAACTACGGGACAGTATGTGTTCAATCTGAATCCCAATAGTAAAAAGTTTGCTCGCAACGTGTTCAATACAGATCCCACCCGAACTAATTCTACTATTTATTCAAACAGTTCCACTACCTATAAAAAGTATTGGCTGGGAGAAACTTTCGAAGAAAGCCTCGATGCTATTACTGGCGACGATTATTTTGCCATTATTGGTGAATTAGCTAATACAGGTTCCGGTGGTGGCGAACAAGGCAGCAATTTTTATTATCCTTCGCAGAAAGCAGAAAGTGGCTGGTTTATTGCTCAAGACTTAAACGAAAGTACGGGCACCTTTAGTGCCGAAAATCAGCAAAAGCTTTTCAAGTTGCGTTCACGGGATGCAGGAGTTTGGCTCCAAAACAATCTCAAAGTGTCGATTGAAAACTTACGATATGGGCGCATTTCTGGGTCGTATGGCTCTTTTGATGTGGTGCTGCGTAAAGTAAATGATACCGATAATGTTAAAGAGATTGTGGAGAGATACAGTAATTGTGATCTTGACCCCTCTTCTGCTAACTACGTTGCGCGAAAGATCGGAGATAAGTATGTTTCGTATGATTCGGTCAAGCTTGTAAATAAAGAAATCGGACAATACGATAATAAATCTAAGTTTGTATATGTTCAAATGCGAGATGAAGTCAACGCAGGAACTACTAATCCAGAACTGCTTCCATTTGGCGTCTTTGGACCGTTACGATACGAACGGGGTAATTATGAGTCTGGCTCTAATTCATTTACGGATATTGCTGGTAATGAGTTAAATCCCTTTATTGCTTTATCTGGCACCGTTACCACACCGGCAACTTCTTCTGGCGGTAACCGATGTTACATTGGTGGAGCATCTTCGATTAGATTTAATTTCCCCGAAGTTCCACTGCGACAGTCGGGTTCAGACGGCGGCGTTTTTGAGAACACAGACGCTTTTTGGGGAGCCTACACGGGCAAAACCACAGCCAATGCTTCTTTTGCACCTGATATCAGAGACTTGGTACGCTCTCGACCGAGAGGCTTGTTGCAGTCACCAACATCCGAGAACAATGAACAAGCCGAAGTCCAAGATGGCGTTACTGGGTTGACTGAATGGTCGTGGGTATTTTCACTCGACAACGTTTCGGCTAGCTTTAGTGGCAACCGCACGATTTCCGCAGGATACGGCGCAGGCTTTCGGTCTGCTGGTTACTCCGTAACTGCTGTGAGTGGTCAAAGCTACAAAACGCTTATTGATAAAAACTTAGGCAAGTTCACGGCAGTTTTTGCCGGTGGATCGGATGGCTTTAATATTACTGAGAAAGAGCCTATGCTCCGTGAAGGTTTATTAGAGGACACTACAAATTCTCCCTATCAAACTATTCAGCGAGCAATTGACTTGCTTTCGGACCCAGAACAACTTGCGTTCAACATTGCTACCGTGCCGGGGTTGAAGGCAGCAGGCTTAACTAAGCGACTTATAGAACGCTGTGAAGACCGCAGTGATGCCCTTGCTATTATTGATGTGGAAAACTCTTTTGTGCCTCCACCGGAGCGCACAGCTACACAGGCTAGCACTCCCACTAGTAATTCGACCATGGGCGATGTCACATCAGCGGTTAGTACCTTTACCGACCGTCAATTAGATTCTAGTTATGGTTGCGCCTACTACCCGTGGGTGCAGGCATTAGATGATAACGGCAGGGTTGTTTATTTACCCCCGTCTGTGGTGGCACTAGGTGTTATGTCGAAGACGGACGCTTCTCGTGGACCATGGTTCGCGCCAGCCGGGTTTACCCGTGGTGGGCTTTCTGATGGTGACGCGGGCATTGCGGTGCTTAATGCTACAGAGAAACTGAGTTCTAAAGACCGTGATGACCTTTATGAAGTGGGCATCAATCCCATTGCTAGCTTCCCGAATGAAGGGGTCGTTATCTTTGGACAGAAGACATTGCAGGCTGACCGTAGCGCTCTCGACCGCATCAATGTGCGTCGAATGCTCATCTATGTGAAGTCTGGTTTATCACAAATCGCAGAGGGCTTCTTGTTTGAGCCGAACGTCCAAGAAACATGGGATAAGTTCTTGTCACGAGCAGAACCTTTCCTGACGGATGTACAGCAGCAGTTTGGTATTGATGAGTTCAAGTTGGTGTTGGATAATACCACTACCACTCCAGACCTTATCGACCAGAATATTTTATATGCAAAACTATTTATTAAGCCAACCCGTGCCATTGAGTTTATCGCGGTAGACTTCTTTATCACGAACAGTGGCGCATCATTTGAAGACTAGGAGAAAATGACAAATGGCAGAAACATTTTGGGCGCAAAAAGATTCACAACCTAAAAGACAACATAGATTTATGATGTCATTGGGGGATACTAATATTCCTCAGTGGGTGGTATCACAGGTTTCCCGACCAAGTATGGAAATCAGCACAACTGAGCATCAATATTTAAATCACACCTTTAAATTTCCCGGTCGCGCCAAGTGGAACAATGTCTCAGTAACTTTGAGAGATCCGCTGCAACCTGACGCCTCTCAATTGTTATATAATTTACTAGTAAAGGCGGGATATAATCCCCCCAACTCTTCGCCAGCCGATGCAAAATCGAAACAGACTTTTACCAAAGCCAAAATGGCTACGGCAATTGGAGCTATTAAAATTCATGCTCTCGATGCTGATGGTAAAGTTATGCGGGAAACGTGGACTCTACACAATCCCCTTATCGTTAATGTAAATTGGGGCGAATTCAACTATGCATCTGAAGAATTAGTGGATCTAACTCTTGATATCGCATATGATTATGCAACCATCGAAACAAGAACATAATATGAGGTATAAATGTCGCGCAATGTAGCAAGAATAAAACAACAACCTGACCCTGTACAACCAATCCCCCAACAACCCTTAACTTATTCTCCCCCGACCACACACATTACATTACCCTCTCGTGGTGACTTTTACCCACCGGCACATCCTTTGCACGGTGAAGATACTATAGAAGTCAAACACATGACAACAAGAGAAGAAGAAATACTAACTTCTCAGGCTCTTATCCAAAAGGGATTAGTGGTCGATCGCCTCTTGGAGTCAGTGGTACTAAATAAGGAGATTACTCCTGATTCATTACTCGTGGGAGATAAAAACGCCATCTTGGTTGGACTGCGTATCGACGCATATGGTGAAGACTATACTGTAGATATTCCATGTCCGATGTGTGGATCGGCAACCGAACAAGAAATTAATTTGTCTGCGTTGGAGCCTAAGCCCCCACCTCCAGAGGATTTGGGTGACCCAACTGAAAATGGAACTTTTATTATAGAATTACCAAGAACTGGTGCAAAGCTTGAAATTCGCCCCCTGACGGGTGCCGATGAAAAAAAGATGCTTCAAGCCGCAAAGAAGGCAAAAAAATATAATTTGGAAGAGCGGCATTTGACGAGTCAATATAAAAATATGATAGTATCTGTCAATGGCGATGAAAACCCAATAGCAGTTACTTCATTTATTGAAAATATGCCCGCCTTTGATTCTCGCTTACTACGCCAAACTTATAAAAAAATCAATCCAGATTTGGATATGAGTTTCACTTTCCAATGTGGCATCTGTGACCACGAACAGGGTATGGAGGTGCCCGTCACTGCCAACTTTTTTTGGTCTGAATAATGACTATATAAAAGGAGTATATACTCAGTTTTTTCATATGAAACAACATGGCAACTGGAGCTTTTTTGAGGCGTACAACCTTCCAGTTCAACTAAGAAATTGGTTTTATCAACAACTTTTAGATTTAAAGAAAGCTGAAAGGCAACAATACGAGAAACAAAAATAACCAAGGCTCACAGGTCTTGGTTTTTTATTTCCCACACTATTTATTCTACACAGGAGATACCTATTATGTACGATTTGACCGAAGTTACTATTGATTTTCACCAAATAAAACAAAAAAAAGCCGAACTGAACGAAGAGCAGCTTAATGAATTTATATTTTCTCAAACTGCCGCCATGGGCGGTGCAGTCAAAGTCTTGTTGGGAATGATGGGCTTTGGTGAAAATTTTGGCATCCCGGTTAAAATTAAAGGCAACCGACATGAAGTGAATTCGTTTATGCGTGCCCTCAAGGGCGAACGCCGCTATATGGATGCAGTCAAGCGTTATGGCTTGGATAATCCTACCACCTATAAAAGTAAAATAAGATTGAATAAAGCGATTGAGGGTTTCGAAAAAACCACTGGCATGAAATGGATGATTGAGTAATAACCTATGGCTAACGGACCACCCCAAGACCCCAAACAAGTAGATGCTCTTAGCGTGGGCATGGCTAAACTTGCAGAAATCCAAGCATCAATTCGGGATTCTGTGGATGAGGAGTTTGCCCAACGGCAAGCGACTGCGGGGCTAATAGAAAAACTTACAGACCAAGAAGAAAAGCTTTTGGGCATTACTAAAGACTTACGAGACGCCCGAAAAGAATATATTGAACAACTGGAAAAGGGCGAAGACACGTCTGCCACCGAAGAAAAAATTAGAAGTTTGACCAAACTTCATGCCATAACGCAAAAGGTTACTAAAGCTACTAATGACTTACAAAAATCGGAAGATAATTTTGCGAGCAGTGTGCATAAGTCTACCACTGCTATTGTCGAAGCAGCAACCGGAATTAAAAGCACCGGCAACGCCCTGACCGGATTTGTCAAACAATTGGGCGAAGGATCGAAGTCAGGCACGTTGTTTAACAAAGTGTTTGATAAAACCGCAGTCGCTGTAACAGGTGCCAATCTTGCCTTCGGGGTGTCGGCGGGTGTGATGTCCAAATTTGCTGAAGCAACATTGAAAGGGGTCCATACCAATGAGCAGCTTTTGCATACTTTGGGTAGAGACACAGGTGTAGCCACTACTCGCGGACAAACAACGGCTATTTTAGAAATGGCACAGGAAAGTGAGAATGCTGCTATTTCACAAGCCTCGCTGGGCGCAGCAATTGCCAGCTTACAAGTTAGTACCCGAGGCATGTTTGGTAATTTAGCTGAAGGCAACATGGAGCTAGCGGTATTTGCTGAGAATATGCGTTCGACCGGCGTCGAAGTGGCAACGAGCGCGGAATTGTTTGAAAAATTTGGGATGGTCCTTGGGCATGACATTCCAGCAATTCAAAAATTAGAAGAAAATGTTGTAAAGTTAGCAAAGAAAATGAACATGTCTTCGAATGATATGGTGCGCGATGTTGCGGCGATGGCAGAATCTTTGGCACACTTCGGCACAGCCAGCCAAGATATTGCATTAGACATTGCAGAGATTGCAGCCGCTACAAAGGTTGGTTCACAAAGCATTATAAAGTTTACTCAAAGTTTTGAGTTTATGCCCGATGCGATTGAAAGAGCAAATCAGTTAAATATTATTTTTGGAAAATCTGTTCTTAATGGGCAACAAATGTGGCAGATGATGAATGATGGTACGAAGGGACCGGGCGAGGCATTTAAATTTGCGCTGACTAGTATTGGCACCGAGATTGATGAAACCTTTATTAAGACACCAGCTAAAATGAGAGCCTTTGCGGACGCATTGGGAGTGAGTAGTTCGGAGGGTTCTCGGTTAGCCAAGGTGATGTTGCAGGCAAAACAGGATGGAAAGTCTTTGACTGAAGTAGTCAGTCAACAAACGGCAGATTATAAAGAGAACAAAGAAGCGCTCGCTGCTGTCACCAATATTTATGATCAAGCAGCTAAATTTCAAGAGAAATTTGCTGTAGCAATAGAACCCATTACCACCTTGGTCGGCGGTTTTCTAGAAATGCTAAACAGCGCTGGTCCCACCGCAACAAAAGTAATAGCCACCCTCGTCGCTGGTGCATTTTTAGCAGTTGGATACGCAATTACCCGAACCATACAAAACGTTCGACAGTTGGCTATGGAAATGTCGAAAATGGCTACTCAGGGTGTGCCAGCGGTAAACCAACTCACTGCGGCAATAAACAATCAAACGAGCGCGTTACAACGCAATGCAACAGCACAAAACAACGCCAACAGAGGTGCCAGCATTTCAACAAGTCCCGCAAGTTCTCCAGCCGGTACACCCCGTGGCGGCTTCAAAAGCAAACTCAAAGGGGGTCTTGGCGCAGGGCTTGCCATGGGAGCAATGTCATTAGCTAGCACTGCCATGAGCGGTCAAGAAATGTCTTCTAAAGATATTGTCAAGTCTATTGGTGGTATGCTCGGAGGCGCAGGCGGTTGGGCACTTGGCGCAGCGTTGGCTCCTGCTACTGGTGGTTTGTCGCTGCTAATTCCCATGGTTTCTTCCATGTTGGGTGGTATAGCTGCCGATGCTGTGGTTGATACGATGATGGATGACTTTATTGTTAAAGGCGGTCAGGTAATACCTATCAACGCTGCGGACGATATTATTGGGGCAAAAGCTGGCGGCGTATTTGACCGGACAATGGGGGGTAAAGGTGGTGGGACACCCGAGGCAGTGGAGATTGTTGTTAGCCTTTTCGGGGAAGAACTTGTGAGAAAACTCGTGGATTTGGTGGAAGAAGAACAGGCTAGTCGCACCTCAATTAACAACGCTATTCAAGGGGCTAAATAAACATGAACCTCAGTTTTTTAAAAAATCAGCCTGCTACTAGTATCAACAATGTGGTATTGATATATAAAGATGTTAACAGCAGTAAACCAGACATTTCTTTTCACCCGTTTATAGAGAGCTTTAAGCATGTTTTGACTCCTAAAATAAGCGAAGAGGAATTTGGACTTTTTGCAGTAACAACTTATTATCGAAATGGAGTTGCAAAAAACACTTATCAAATAGGCTTGACACTTCCTGCTGTTGATGACGCACATGCAAAGAAGAATTTTGAAGCCGTCCAAGCCCTTAAGAGATTAGCCGATCCAGAAATAAAGGAACTACAAGGGGAAACTGGGCAAGTGAAATTGCGGGTAGGGAAACTAATTCCGCTAGAGTCTCAGATAGGGTATATAATGGCAGTAGATGAAACCATGGAAGTGGATCAAGGCTTTTCTAAAGAGGGGTATCCTAAACTCATTCGCCTTAATTTCACTTTTGCGGTAGATGAAATCCGTCGAGCGCTTTTGGAAAGACCCGCACCACCGGCAGTGGCTGTAAAAAATAACCCCACCCCTACTAAGCCCGCTGGCAGCACCGGAGAACAAGCTCAAAAATCAAAACGCAAGAAGGGGGCTGGAGGTGACAAAACCAAACCAACACCTCAAAAACAGCCGTGCTAACAAGAGGAAACAATAGAAATGGCAATTTCCAGATATAGAAAAGTGGCTGCGCTTGAAGGAACTTTTTCTTATAAGCTTAATCCTATCACCAAAAAGCGACGTAATCTTATATTTTACAATTCATTAAAAATGCGAGCGCTTAACGATGATAGTTTTGAGGACTTAGAGGTTATTGATGTTGCTTTTAAAAGTACGGATACATTGATGGGATTGGCTCAAACTTATTATGGTGATCCATCCTATTGGTGGGTAATTGCATTGATTAATAATGTGGGGAGCGAGCGTGATATTGCAATTGGTCAATCTTTAGTAATTTTAACTCCCGTGTCTTCTTTATTAGCTGAATATGATCTATAAAGGGTGTTTTAATAAATGGCTGATGTTCCCGTAGTAAAGACTGAATTTAATTATCAAGACCTAGATTTTAGTTCTATAGGCTTTCTCAATTATATAATTAGATACGGCGGTGGGACCGAATATAGAGATGAAAATCCTTTGCCGTTCCGACCCATTCGAAAATTTGTTTTAGAAACTGCGGATACAACTCAGGAAGCAGAGTCTTTTTTTAAAGAAAAATTTTTTACTTATGTTTCACAAGAACGACGACAGGGCGGCGTTGCTGACACCCGGCACGATGTCCTTGGCGGGAAAAACCCCTTTGGACCTCGCGACCTCCCCGAAAAAATAGCAAGAGAAACAGAAGAGGCTCTACGGTGTCCTGCATATTACAAGGTTTTGCCCTCCATAGAACTCCATACCGAAAAAGGGTTGCTCGCCAGCAATCAAGCATTTGGAAGTACACAAGCTGGCATTCGCGTTAATATTCAAAATTGCCAGATAGATAAAATTAGTGAGAAAAAATATGGCGACGGCTCCTTGCCTGTGCGCCAAGGTCGCCTTACGTTACAATTTTCTAGTGAAAATAAAAAAACGGAAATCCTACGAGCAATTGCAGATCCAAAAAATGATTTACTGGGTTGGATTTTTGATGTTACAAAGGAATACCGCATTACTCTAAAGAATGACCGGCGCACACAAAACTGGCTCCCTAAAGCTGCCGCACGAGATCGCAAAGCCTATGAGGCTTTGATTGCGTCGGAGATATCTTTTCTTACCACAACCATCAAATACGAACTCTCTGAGTGGAAACCACATCAAAATAAAGTGACCTTTATTATCCACTTTGCGGATTCTGTCAAAGGTCGAGATGAAGTCACCAAAGCGGACTCAGGAGAGCCAGAGGTGCCCGTTGGCATGACCGACGCGCTTCAGCGAGCAGAGGAATATTCCTATAAATACAATTTGACCAAAGCCATCCTGAAGCAATTGGAAAAGAACAACTCCTTGTTTGCTTATAGTTTTATGCAAAAACGCAGAGAAGAAGAAAGATATTTATACATGGTGCAGCCTGTCAACGGAAGTGCGGTAGAACCCAGCGAATATCAGACATCGAACCGAGGTGTTTTCTTTTTGTTGCGCTCGTTAATTTTTGCCGTGGTACAAACTTATTACGAAAAGGAAACACAATTAGATAGGAATCTTTTGGGGGATATTTTTTTTAGTGAAGAAACATATAAAAACTTGGTTGTAGGTATCTCCGAAGATGTTGTGCCAACGGCACTTATCGAAGCTCCTTTTTGGGACCGGGACGACGATGTTAGGAATACTTACGAAACTATTGCTATAGACACAAACACCTTCACCCAATTTATGGATTCTATTTTTATGGAAAAGGGGAGAATTACTATAGATTTTTTACTGGAGCGTATTTTTAATGTGCTTGTCTCCCAAGCCCTAAAAGCCAACATTGCCAAACCTACTACTTCGTCAACCAAACTCTTCGGAGGAGATGCACAAGTTTCCTTTGTTGGGACGAGTAGACTTTATTGTAATTTGAATAGTGTTAATATTGATAAAAAGCCCATGTACACCACTCGATTTGTCAAGCTTGGCAACGACCAGATGAACCATATTTTTGACAAAGCAAAAACGCGCCGCGCAGTAGAGTTGGTAAAATATTATGGCAGCGCCCGCACACTAGCTGGCGGGAGTATACGGCTCAACCCCAACAATTGGGGAGCATTAAAGTTCAAGGTTACTAATACTTTTTTTCTCCAAGCCGCACTAAACGCCGCGAATTCTCAAAAAACGGGGATTTTAATTAACGCCAATACTTCAGCGAGAGAAACTAAAGAAAGCTCTTCAAGCACTCAACAGGTTAAGAATAAGCAGGTACTGGATACAAAAACTGGACGCAGTTTACATAAGGCAGGAATCATTAAAGTTAATTGGTTCGATCGTAAAAATCCCGAAGAAAACGTGCGCTATCGTTTTGTTTCCAAAGACGGCAGCAGCCCTTTTAAGTTTAGTGTTTTAGACAACAAGCATTTGGCTAATATAAAGCGTCAAGAAGGTGGTATTTCGCCCTTTTTTCATAACATCTACACTTGTAAGTTTTCGATATATGATTATTTAGGGGTTGAGCCATATGGAACAAAATTTTATTTTCCCCCTTCGTTTTTTGGGTTTGATGATGTGCGCGGAGGATATGGTATTGGCGATGCATTCGGGTTGACAGGGGTATACACTCCCACAAAAACCAGCATTAGTTATTCCAAAGATCAGCCGGTGTTCGTCAATACCGTTACCTTGACTGCAACCCAAGAAATTCAAGTTCGCCCCCGTTCAACAAAAACCTTGACAGATTCCGCTGCTCCAACACCTGTAAGCAAAGAAGATAAGGCTTTCAAAGATAAGATGACTAAAGCTCAAAATATTTTAGAAAAGCAGCACGACGAGCTTGAAGCTGTCGAAAAACAAATTCGCGAACAAGAAGCATATCTAAAGAAGCTGGAAAAAAGAGGGGGAGCCGAACACAAATATGTTCGTGTGGACGCCAAGACCGGCAAAGAAATAACGCGACCAGCCATTGGCACAAAGAAAGACGAGGAAGAGTTTAAGGTAGTGTCAACTTCTGAAGGGACTATTGGCGGTGGTTTTAAACCCACCAGCCCGACAGAGAAACGAAGCCCCGCCAAGGACGATGGCTCTAGCCACTGGGCGATGCGTCGAACAAGACTTGTAAGAAAAACAACAACCGTTGTTGATGTTAAAGCATCTCTTATCCAATTAAAGAAGGATAAAGAAAAATTAGCGGCTAAATATGTGAGAAGCAGTGATAAGGTCAAAAAATATGCACAAAAATATGAGGCAAAAAAGAAGAAAAAGGATTGTCCACCCGCAGCCAATAAGGATTGTAAGTAGGAAATGTCAACAATAGAAGCTTATAACCAACGGCTCGTATACGACGAAGTTCTTCCGGTTGATTTTTTCAATCAGAATTTTATTGATTATAATTCACTTAATAGATATGGCATCGTGGACACACAAAACAATCTTATTATTCCCCGCTATGAAAAGTTGAAGCCTTTTAAAAATAGCAAAGGCAAACAGTTACTTTCTTTTGTGTCGCGAGCCTATGAAGGAATGCTTAAAGACTTTCAACAACAAGTAGCTACTGGACAATGGGAAAAGAATTCTCTTTTCCGTGACCTCCCCGTGGCACAAGCCTTTGTTTCTCCCCTAGAGGCGTTTGATAAATTTATGACGAGTCAATTTCGCCAACTGATGCCTTCTCCAGATAAGGTTAAACAACAACTACTCTCCATTTATAAAAACAGGGATATTGTAGATTTTGTCAGCTTTGTAAAAGTGTTTGAACAATATGTAGTATCAGTGAATTATGATTTCCCCTATACTTTAGTGGGGTTTTTAGAACAACAAAATAATGTGGCGTTTAGTGGATTGCAGATTGAACTCAGCGGTGTTAATAAAAACAATTTTGACCAAAAAATGGAGCTTATACAAGATCCAGCCTTTAATCGTTATGTGGTGCTGGCGCAGCGCCATGGCTTTTTAGTTAATAGAAATATGCCATGGATACTAATTGCCGACATAGACTCTACTCCTATGCAAAAATATGCTAGCATAGACGCTGGAATTATTATCGGAACAACAGGGATTCTGCAAAGATATTTTCATCGCGCCACCGACCTTTCATATAACTTTTTTACAAAATACCTAATCGGCTCTTATAATTCTATAGCAACTTCTGAGCCACAGTTTAGTTATGCTCAATTTGATAAGGACGCCTGCAACGGCTTCAAGCGTATCGTGATCAAAAGGAAGGCAGTAAGGGACTTCGGTGCCCAAGCAACTGATAATAAAGCGTTGTTGCAACTCTTATATTTCACGTTAAGATATTATGAGTGTTTTGCTGACCGCGACCGATACAAAGGGGCTTTGCGCCGCTACTACAGCACGCAAAAATTAAAAAAATATCCGTTTGCTGTATTGGTGGAAAAAATAGTATCCCCGGTAAAAAATAGCAAAATGGTTTTTTATCAAATTACAGGAACAACCATCCCCACTTCTTTTGAATTTTCTTTTCAAGCAGAAGAAGCCGCCGCAAAGTTAGGATCATCAGGCGCACACCAAATGCCCAACGGTCGATGGATGCCCTGTAAGACTCACGACGAATATATTTCCTTGACAAACCCCTAAAACTCCTGTATAGTAGAGATATGATTTTTCAAACACTAGACGACAAAGAGTCGTGTGTCGCATCTTATTATGACGGCGCACTCCATTTTGATGAGGTTCCAACCGATGCATCGGCTACTTGGAACTATCATACATATTTGCCAGAAAATGTCAAGTTTGCAGAGCTTTACACCGCAGGCAAGACAGCCGACCAAGTTTGCCCAGAGGAACTACAAAAAGATTGGGACGAGGTGACTTCACGCTTGAAGGGAATGCTTCGCTCATTTTATCATGTGGGGTTAACTCCCGGCAACTTTTGTTTTTACGAACTGGTTCCCCATCGGTTTCTCAAACAACACGCAGAACTAAAAAATAAAATCACGCAACACGTTCTCGGCACTTATGACAAGCCACAGAATTATGAACATCTTGTGCAAGTTGAAAAGCTGGTAAAGAGTATCAGCACAACTCCCGTAAAATTGAACCCCTCCAATGTGAGGCTTCAAATGGCAACCCAAAAAGGACGTGACCTATACCGCAAATATCAGGCTGACCCAACTATTCGATACAATCAGTTTGGGACGCGAACAGGACGCCTTACAACGCGCCCGAACAGTTTCCCTATACTCACATTGCCGAAGAAAATGCGAGCGATTCTAGAGCCTTATAGAAACGTTTTTCTTGAGTTCGATGTGGTGTCAGCAGAGGTTGCTACGTTATTCTATCTCTCTGGTCAACCCGTTCCAGAGGGTGACCTTCACGAGTGGATTAACCAAAATGCTTTCAAGGGAAAATTAACACGAGACAAGAGTAAAACTCGTTTTTTTGCGTGGCTATATGACCCAAGAAAGAAGAATTCGGCTCTTGAGAAACTATTTAATAGGCGCGAAATTTTTGAGAAGTATTACAATAAGGGCAAGATTACCAATCCTCTTGGAAGGACGATTGAGGTGGGGGAAGAAAAAGCTTTGAACTATTTGGTGCAAAGCACGTTTAATGATATCTTCCTCCACAATATTGCCCGACTGTCTACAGAAATGAAAAAGTGGGGAATGAAATCAGATGTCGCATTTGTCATTCACGACTCTGTGGTTCTTGACTTTGATGCCAAGGAGCGAGATAAGATCGAGGACATTAAAAAAATTCTTTCAAGCTATGATACCTGTAATTTTGGTTTGCATATGAACATCGGCGCAAACTATGGTAATATGAGGGAAGTAGAATGAAGAGTGTTTTTGCCATTGGAACACCCGCCGTCCACTTTGGAAACTTTTTAAAAAGCTATTCCGAGTATACGATTTATTCTTTTAATCACACGGGCGCAGAGTTCAACGTCCCCATCTTTTCAGACATAGAACGCTATGAAGAACCGTTGAAGGGGCTAAAAAAATATGTGTCATGTGCTGCGGACGATATAACTTGTGTAGTATCAGGTGGCGAGGTGGTCACTTTGACTGCATTACAAATTTTGCAAAAGGTTAAAAACAAAAATATTGACATCGTTTATTTGCAGCCTCCCTTTGACACTCTTAATAAGACGGGTGTTATGATACACAATCTCGTACACGGGGTACTTCAAGAAATGGCGCGTTCTCATGTGTTCAGGCGCTTTTATTTATTTGATCTTGAGTTGGTAAAAAAAATGTCTCCCAACGTCGTGCTGGGAGAAGTAAATAAGACGACAGCCGAAGCCTGCGCTCAACATTATCATACGTTTAATTGGCTCGCCTCTCAAAAACCTGTTTTTGGACTTAATGAACAAAGTGTTACAAACGCAACAATTTCCTCATTGTCTTATTGCGATTTTAACTTGACAAGTGTCGCAGACTTAGGTATACTGAAGTTCATCAGAGAGCAGGAGGTGTTTTACGGCATTCCAGAGAAACAGATAAAAAAAGACACAGAACTCTATGATAAAGTAATAAAGAGTTTTAAAAACTTTAAGAAGGAGAACATAACCACCTCTTTTAACGTGTGCAGTGTTCCATTTGAAAACGAAGTGATTTACATTAAGAATTCAACGACCGCTGTACAAAATAAAATTTTGAAAGAAACCCTTGACAAAGAGGGTTAGATAGTGTAATATAGAGATATCATATAGCAAGCTTATAGCAAAAAGGAGAAAATACTATGGCAATTGATTTTAGCAAAATGAAAGCAAAACTGGACGCTCTTGAGGGTAAGGGCGGTGGCAAGAACAACAACGTGTTTTGGAAGCCCGAAGTGGGCACCCACAACATTCGTATCCTTCCTGCGGAGGATGGAGATCCTGTGAAGGAGCTTCATTTTCACTATAACGTGGATAGGGGTGGAGTGATGTGTCCAAAGCGCAACTTTGGCGATGCATGTCCCATCTGTGAGTTCGCGACTTCGCTTTTCCGCGAGGGAACGCCTGACAGTCAGGACCAAGCCAAAAAGCTGTTCGTGACGCAGCGTTACTATGCTCCATCGGTCATTCGTGGTCAGGAAGAGCGTGGTCCAGTTCTGTGGTCTTTCCCAAAGTCGGCTTACAAGGCTATCATCGAGACGATTCTTGATGAGGACTATGGGGACGTGACCGATCCGAAGAAGGGTTTTGACCTCAAGGTTACTTACGTTAGTAAGAACTTTGGTAAGGGTGACCGCGTTGTCTTCGACAGCCTTCAGGCTCGTCCCAAGCCCACGGCACTGTCGGATGACGATGCCAAGAGTGCTGAGTGGATGGAGAATGACATCGATGTTTACAAGATCTTCGATCGAAAGACGCCTGAAGAGGTGCAGAAGGTTCTTGATAACTATCTGATGCCAGAGGGTGGACAGGATAACGCCAAGTATGGTGCTAAGTCTGCCCCACAGAAGTCAGCGGTTGACGCTGCCTTCGCCGCGATTGGTGTGTAATTAAGCACGGTGGTCGTTGGGAGGGGCGCAAGCCCCTCCCTTTTTTTATACGGAGGAACAATGGCACGAAAACAAAAAGCTGCAAAGGCAGGAAAATTATCTTTAAAAGATATGCAGAAACTTATCAATAAGCGAGCAGGAATGGCTGTGGCTTATGATTTAAACGATGACAATCCCACGCTTGTTAAAGAATGGATTTCTACTGGCTCACGCTGGTTAGATTCTATTATCTGCCGTGGTCATCTTGCTGGTATTCCAGCAGGAAAGATTGTAGAGATTGCGGGACTACAAGCTACCGGCAAGTCTTATATGGCAGCACAGATTGCTGCAAACGCCCAACCTTTGGGCTTTGATGTAATTTATTTTGATTCAGAGTCGGCAATTGATCCAAGCTTCTTGGAGAACGCTGGCTGTGATTTGTCAAATTTGCTTTATGTTCAAGCAACATCGGTGGAGTTTGTTTTAGAAACTATTGAAGACCTGTTGGTAAACAATGAAAATAAAATGTTGTTTATCTGGGATTCTTTGGCTCTGACTCCAAGCAATTCTGATGTCGAGGGAGACTTCAATCCTCTTTCCTCTATGGCAGTCAAGCCGCGCATTTTGTCAAAGGGGCTATCGAAGCTGACAGTTCCCATTGCCAACAGTGGTTCTATTCTCTTGGTTCTCAATCAGTTGAAAACCAACATTACAATGAATGTTGCAGAAGCTATGACCACTCCCTACTTCACGCCGGGAGGCAAAGCCTTGGCGTATGCTTATTCGCTCCGCATCTGGTTGACCAGACGAAAAGCCAAGAACGCATTTATCGAAAACGAAGCAGGTTTCCGAGTCGGCTCTGAGGTAAAAATTAAGCTGGAGAAGTCCCGCTTTGGCACAGAAGGTCGAATGTGTAAGTTCCAGATTATGTGGGGCGATAGCCAACCACGGATTCTTGATAAGGAAAGTTGGTTTGAGGCTGTAAAGGTTTCTGACCAGTTGAAGTCTGGTGGTCCTTGGTGGACGCTTACCTTTGATGACGGGTCGGAAAAGAAGTTTCAGGGCACCAAGTGGCTGGAGATGCTTGAAGATAAAAAGTTTTATGACCAGATTATAAAAATTATGGACCGCGAACTTATCCAAAAGTTTGATGAACAAACCGGCAACGCCTCTGATTTTTACGGAGGTGATGACGATGATGAGTAAGGCACAAGGTCTTGGAAGATTCGGAATCGCAGTAAAAAGTTACAAAAAAAATGAAGACGGCTCGGTCGATATGCAAGTAGACCTGACTGATAAATTTAAAAACTGGTTTATGTATATGCACCGCTTAGAAGTGTGGGATGAAGAATATTTTAATAAGTGGTTTCTTAAAACGTTAGGCGATTACATTGGAGTAGACCCAAATGAATAGGATGATGATTGTTGATGGAAACAATTCTTTTCTCAGAAATTATGTTGTTGACCCTTCTCTTTCCACGAATGGTGAACCAATCGGTGGTTGTAAGGGCTTTCTCAAATCTCTACAAAAGCAGTGCCGCATTCTTAAACCGGACTTCGTTGTCGTAGTCTGGGATGGAGAAGGCGGCTCGCTTAAGCGGAGGTCACAAAATAAAAACTATAAGGAAGGTCGGAAGCCTATTCGCTTCAACCGTCCTAATACTTTTATGAATGACCGACAGCTTGATAACAATCGAGCTTGGCAGATGGGGAGAGTGTTTGAATACTTGAATGAACTTCCCATTGCTCAACTCATTTCAGAAAACGTAGAAGCTGATGACCTTGTGGGTTATATTGTTTCACGTTTTCCTAACGCAGAAAAGGTAATTGTTTCCTCGGATAAAGATTTCTTTCAGCTTTGTGATGACAAAACAATTGTTTATCGTCCCATCCAAGATAAAATGGTAACAAAGAAAACTATTTTAGAAGAGTACAAGATTCACCCTCGCAACTTTGCTTTGGCTCGTGCCATCACTGGTGACAAGTCCGACAACCTTGATGGTGTTCCGAGGGCTGGGCTGAAGACAGTTGCAAATCGATTTCCTGAGTTGGCAAGCGATAGAGATATTTTTATTAATGAGCTTATTCAACTGTGCGAGACAGCCGATAAGAAGATGAAAATTCACCACAACATCGTGGAATATAAAGATCGGGTGAGCCAAAACTATAAAATGATGCAACTCTATGCTCCTTCTATCTCTACCAGAACCAAGGCGAAGATTGATTGGAGCATCAAAGATTGTTGCACTGATTTTAATCTTACCAAGGTCAAGACAATGATGATGGAAGATGGATTCGGTGAATATAATTTTGGTCTTCTTTGGGCAACAATGCGAAATATATCCTTGCAATCGCGATAGATCTATAGTAGAATAGAGGAAACGCGGAGGGAAAAATGAAAGCACAAGAGTTTGAGATGGAGACTTTTTCCAAATTTGGAAAGAGTTTTCAAGAGAAGTTGGTACACTGTATGTTTTACGATCGGTCATTCTATGATCAGATGTCCGATATTTTTGATATTTATTTTTTAGAGTTGAAGTATCTCCGTCTTTTTTATTCTCGATTAGCCGAGTATCGCAAGACCTATGAGAAACACCCATCAGTAGATATCATGGCTTCTGTTATTAAAACAGAGTTGGACGACGAGTCCGAGGTTGTTAAGAAACAAGTCAGAGATTATTTTGCACGCATTGCAGTTACTGAACTGGTTGATGATGTGGAGTATGTAAAAGCCACTGCGCTTGATTTCTGCAAGAAACAAAAACTAAAAGAAGCCATTATGAAGTCCGTTGGTCTTCTCAAAACTTCTTCTTTTGATGAGATCAAAGAAGTCATTGACAGTGCAATGAAGCTGGGGCTGGACAACAATCACGGCTATGATTATCTTCTGGATTTTGAAGAGCGATTTATGTTAAAGTCGCGCAACCCACAGTCAACTGGCTGGAAACCTATAGATGATATTACCAAAGGTGGTCTTGGGCGTGGAGAGCTTGGCGTTGTGATTGCTCCAACTGGCGCAGGCAAATCAATGGCTTTGGTTCATCTAGGCGCACAAGCCATCAAGGCTGGAAAAAATGTGGTGTATTATACGCTGGAGTTGCTTGACACTGCGGTCGCTGGCAGGTTTGACAGTTGCATTACCGGAGTAAAACTTCAGGACTTAACAAAGTTCAAGGATCTCATTTATGATGAAGTCAAAGATCTGGAAGGACGACTTATTGTTAAGGAATATCCAACTAAATCAGCCAATGTTAACAAGCTAAAACAGCATTTGGAGAAGCTGCGCTTCACTGGGTTTGAACCAGATTTAATTTGTGTAGATTACGGAGATCTTTTGTCACCCATATCTTCATATAAAGAGAAGCGCATCGAATTAGAGACTATTTATGAAGACCTTCGTGGTCTCGCGCAAGAGTTTGAATGTCCGCTGTGGACAGCTTCCCAAACCAACCGAAGCGGCTTGAACGCAGAAGTGGTTACTATGGAGTCAATTAGCGAGGCTTTTAATAAATGCTTCGTAGCGGATTTTATTTTCACTCTTTCGCGAACTATCACAGACAAGAGCAATAACACTGGCAGGATTTTTGTTGCAAAGAACAGAAATGGTCCTGATGGGATCGTGTATCCAATCTTCATGGACACAGCTAATATCAAGATTGATGTGCTGGCTCCCACGGGAGAAACGGCTGACGAGATCAACGAAAACGCCGCTAAAAAGCAACAAGAAACACTGAGAGAAAAATATAAAAAATTTAGAAATGGAGCAAAGAATGGATCTTGAAAAGGAAATTTTATCTGATATTACCGTGCATATGAAGTATGCCAAGTATGTTGCCAAGAAAGAGCGCCGAGAGACTTGGGGCGAACTCGTTACCCGTAATAAAAATATGCATATCAAAACTTATCCTGAACTCAAGGACGAGATCACCGAAGTATATAAAATGGTCCGCGCCAAGAAAATCTTGCCTTCTATGCGTTCTATGCAGTTCGGCGGCAAGCCAATCGAGATAAATCCATCAAGAATATATAACTGTGCCTTCGCTCCAATTGACGATTGGAGGGTGTTTAGTGAGATTATGTTTTTGCTCCTCGGTGGCACAGGAGTGGGCTACAGTGTGCAACAACACCATGTAGAAAAGCTTCCAGAAATCCGCAAACCTAACCCTAATCGCACTCGTCGCTTCCTTATCGGAGACAGCATTGAGGGCTGGGCTGACGCGGTTAAGGCTTTGATGCGAAATTATTTTTATGGAGGATCTAAGGTAAGATTCGACTTTAGTGACATCCGTCCAAAGGGTGCGAGACTAATTACATCTGGAGGGAAAGCACCGGGACCACAGCCCTTAAGGGAATGTTTGGTCAAGGTGAAGGGGATACTTCATGAAAAATCTGACGGAGATAAGCTATTACCTGTGGAGGTACATGACATTGTTTGCCATATTGCCGATGCTGTTCTTGCTGGTGGTATTAGGAGGGCTGCTCTTATCAGCCTCTTCTCTGCTGACGACGACGAAATGTTGGCTGCGAAAACTGGTAATTGGTGGGAGAAAAATCCACAACGAGGACGCGCAAACAATTCTGTCGTATTATTACGACACAGAATTACAAAAGATGTCTTTGAATCGCTCTGGGAGCGTGTAAAAGCTTCTGGAGCAGGAGAGCCGGGGTTTTATTTTTCTAACGACAAAGATTGGGGAACCAATCCGTGTTGCGAGATTGCTCTACGCTCTTATCAATTTTGTAACCTGACAGAAGTTAACGTTAGTGATATCAAGTCTCAAGAAGAATATGAAGCTCGTGTGAAAGCAGCAGCATTTATCGGGACACTTCAAGCAGGCTACACAGATTTTCATTACTTGCGTGATGTTTGGCGCAGAAATACCGAGAAGGATGCGCTCATTGGGGTATCGATGACGGGTATCGCATCAGGTGCGGTGTTAGAACTCGACATGAAAGCAGCAGCAAAAGTTGTAAAAGAAGAAAATAAAAGAGTTGCAGAATTGATTGGGGTGAAGCAAGCAGCCCGATGCACTACAGTCAAGCCAGCAGGCACAACCTCATTGACGCTGGGAACATCAAGCGGCATTCACGCTTGGCACAACGATTATTATCTTCGGCGTATCAGAGTCGGAAAGAATGAATCTATCTACACCCACTTGATGCTTCATCATCCAGAACTAATTGAAGACGAATACTTTAGACCCCATGATACAGCGGTTATCAGTGTTCCCCAGAAAGCTCCCGAAGGAGCGATCACTCGTCACGAATCTGCACTCCAGCTTCTTAAACGAGTAGCCAAGGTTGCAACCGAGTGGGTCAAGGCGGGACACAGGAAAGGACAAAACTCTCACAATGTGTCAGCCACAATTTCTATCAAGGATGCCGAATGGCAAGACGTTGGAGAATGGATGTGGGAAAACAGAAATAAATATAATGGTCTGTCAGTTCTTCCTCACGATGGAGGAACTTATATACAGGCTCCCTTTGAAGATTGTTCAAAAGAAAAGTACGAAGTTTTGGTGCAGACACTCTCAAAGGTTACTGTTAAGGATGTTATTGAGTTACAAGACAACACCAACCTGCAAGGGGAAATAGCTTGCGGCGGTGGTGCTTGCGAGGTAACTTAAACTATATAATATTGGAGATATAAGTTATGGTTTTACGAGAAGGCACAAAGGGCGAGTTAGTCAAGAAACTGCAAGAGGCTCTGGCAGACTTAGGGTATCAACCCGGTCCCATCGATGGACACTTTGGAGGGATGACTGAAGACGCTATAGAAGCATTTCAGCGCAAGTCTAAACTCTATGCAGACGGTGTGGTCGGTCCTTCAACTGCTGCCGCACTCAACAAGGCTCTGGGCGATCCTGCTTTACATTTGGATCTAGAACCTCCAGAGGAAGAAATAAAAGATTCGGATACAAAATTAAAGTGGACTAAGTGTCCTGCTGATAAGTTCGAAAGTAGAGGCGGCTTTACCAGAGTCACATTGCGCTCTGATACTGCCGAGGCATATAAGGCGCTCTATGAGGAAGTGCATCACTTAGGTGGCATCATTACATCAGCAGGCGGCAGGCGTGGTCTGGGCAGCAAAGCCAGCCCTGCGCGAAGTAAAAAATCTATGCATTATGTTGGTCGCGCATTTGATATGGCACTCCCAACAGGAATGCAAAATCCTGATACTGATCCTTACCTTGTGGAAAATGCTGGCAATCGCAGATGGACAATTTGGTGTAAAACTGACGACCCTAGAATTGCAGAAAAAACAATTGAAGCCTCTTATGTGCAAACAAAAAGAAATTCAAGAGGTAAAAAGTACACTGTTATTAAAACTAAGATGATTACCGCAAAAGTTTTTAATTTTACCGAGCTAGCATCCAAACATGGTTTTAAATCCATCCGTGGTCGCAGAAGTTTTTTTAAAGGCGGCGCATATGGCGGTGCAGAATGGTGGCATTTCCAGTGGGAAGAAAACTTAGAACCTAACAAGACCACGTTTGGAGAAGAGCTTTTAAAAGTTTATCCAATTGAAAAAGCAAAAAGATTTGTTTATTGGAATGAAGCGAAGAGTTGCAAGTGGAAGGTTAATTGGTTTTAGGGGGTTATTTATGGTTTCTTCTAACTATTTATAGGTGTGAAGATGCACTTCTGAGGAGAATAATATGGCATATCAACCAAAACCCGGCGTTGGCTCGGTGGGTCAATATCAAATGTCCGGTCAACCTTATGCAACGGCGAGTCTGGAGATCGACGGCGAGACTCCAACTGAACTTGTTTTTCCAAGAGTTACGAAATTTGTGACCGTGGTCAATTCTCATCAAGGATCGAATGCGCCACTATTATTAGGATTTTCATCGTTAGGTATTACCAATACTAATAATTATATCCAATTGGATAATGGCGAAAGCTATACCGGGGAGTGGCGCGTGCGAAGCGTTTTCCTTTGTGGCACTGGCGACCCGACAACAGGTTCAGTGTATGCGGGTTTAACGGGCATTGAGGCACCCTTGAATTATACTGGCTCGACGGGTATTGGCTAATGTTAAGAAGCGGTTTTGGAACCGACAAGGTTAAAGGTTCCACTGGTGTTTTATCTAAAAGAACCATTGTCGATCGGTATCCTAGTGTTAGGAGCGCCTTTAACTCCTTTCCAGAAGTTGTCCTTGCTTCAACAACTTATACAGCCAACTTCGCTACCCTTACTGGCATAGAAGCGCCCACTTGGAACAACTTGTTTAGTGACACCCAATATTTTAGACAAACAAATGCATCTAATTATCCAGCACTAAAAACGGATTCTCCCATAAAGGGCAATGGACCATTGGAATTTGTTGGTGCCGACTCGTTTGAAACAATTTCGACGCTCCCAGTAACTAGCGGACGAACTATGATTGCGCTTTTTGAGTATAAATGCACTAGCGCTACAGACAATTTTATATTGGCTGAGTTTGACCTTCCCCTAGCCACTTCATCCCGTGTTGGCGGGATTGTCTTTTATACTGACAGTACCAACAACGGCTCAACCATGAGAAACTGGAAGAGTTGGTTTAAAAAAATTTCCGGCACCAACTACAGCAAAGCCGCTTCGTTCGGACCAACATTTCCAAGAAGTGTTAACTATGGCGATAATGTAGAAATTGTTGTAGTCACAGAATTCTGCGATGACAGCGGCGGCGCAGGCAGCGAAGAGCTAAATTATGAAATAAGAAATGAAGATTTAACGTCAACATCACTAACTATTGAACGCACCGCAGTCGGTGGCGGCACGCCCTCAGAGGCAAATTGGACTGCTACTTATGGTTCTGGATTTCCAGCCATATATTTAAGACTGGCGTCCACAGCTTCGGAAGACCAATCTTATTATGCAGTTTTAGTATATGATACCGTTTTGGAGGACGCCGCCGTGCAAAAAATTATTAAAATCCTCAAAACAATGTATGGTTTATAATATGAAAGCAACTTTTTTTATAAAGAACAACAAAGACGACACTGCCTCAATAAAAATAAAAAAAGGCAGTTCAACCCATTATTTAGGGAATTTTTGGGGTGAACATCAGATAGCCAACGTTTTACATCAAAAAATAATAGAACTAAGTAAAGAGAGTTGGACATCGTGGGTTGCGAATCTTGGCTATACAATAGTGAAGGAAAACATTTTTAATTAAGAAACTCAGCGCTTATTCATAATAAATCCTTGACTTTTTCCTTTATATAACCTATACTATGTATAGGAGGTTTAAGAATGAAGAAGGTCGAGATTATTCCGTACACACCGCCTGATTATTGGAGTATTGATAAATCGTTTGACGGAGTTTACAGTGTTTGCAGGTTCCATCAGAAGGGTGAGTTTGTTACAAAGTTTCCGATTATTATGAAGGCGAAGGTAAACGTTCCATTAAAAAATCAACTGGGCGATGAAGAATACATTTCTTACATCATGGACATTCTAAATGAGCCACCCGATCCCCCTAAATATAAAGGTCGCGGACGACGACCAAAAGCTCCACGCCCCATCTGGGGAAAGCTGGAGATGATCCGGTACAGATTTCGAAAGGAAAAAAAGCTTGACATTGTCGAGCTAACCATGTATACTAATAAAAAGAAACACAAGAGGCTACTCAACTTTGGCACGATTACATAAAATGAAATATAAAATTTATGCAACGCAGCAGTGTCCCTTTTGCTCGATGGCAAAAAGTATGCTGGAGCGCAAGGGATACGAATATGAATACATAACTTTGGAGGCTGACTCGGAGATTATAACAGAATTAAAAAACAGGACAAGACAACAGACAGTTCCGCTTATTTTTGAAGTGGATGAAGAAAACAATTTTGAAAAGTTTATCGGGGGTTTCGATGAGCTTAAAAAACACATTTGCAAAATATAAGGAGCAAAAATGAGCGACAACAACAAAGCACAACACATCGCTGAGTATATTCAGTCCATCGCCGCAATCGAAGAGTGTATGGAACCTTATCGCGACCAGCGAAAAGACCTTCGCCGCAATTATATCGAGAATAAATGGCTCGACAAGGATGAGATTTCCTTGGCAATGAAAGCATTTCGTATGCTTCAGCATGATGTCGATTTCGACAATCTTTCAGAGATTTATGAAAATCTTTCTTACACCTTGAAGGGCGGCGACCCTCACGAGTTGGGGGAATAATGTTTGTTCCACTGAACAGGCACATTCTCGTCAAACGGGAAGAGAACGAGGAGCCGGTCGCTGACCGCTCCTTTGTTCTTCCTGACGATTATGAGAAGCCCAAAGATCCTTATGAGGTGGTCGAGGTGCTAGCTGCTGCTACTGACTGTAAGTTATTTGTCGGGGTAGGTGACAAGATTGTAGTTGAGCGGTCGATGGTTAATCTATTGGCGGTCAATGGTGAAGAATATAATCTCGTCCTAGAGAATTATGTTTACGGAGCGATGAAAAAACGTGCAGCAAAAAATTAAAAAACGCCTTTATAATGACAATATTGGCTTTGTAGAATTGGTTGACGCGGTGGGGGATGACCTCACCGTTGTCAATTCTGCCCGTGTATCCTTTGGTAAACATAAGGGAGTGTTGGAGAAGAAAGATAAAAAACTTATTAAATATCTTATCAAGCACAAACACACTTCAACACTGGAACATTGTTTTGTTACTTTCCGAGTGAAGGTTCCTCTCTTTGTTCGCTCTCAGCACCACAGGCATCGCACTTGGTCTTACAACGAGATTAGTCGCCGTTACACAGACTTTGACATTCAGTTCTACGAGCCAGAAGCATTTAGAACACAGCACAAGTCTAACCGACAAGCAAGCAACCCCGAAGATCTAATCAATCCAACGGTCGCTTGCCCACCGTTTACAGTGTGGAAAAGAGACGCAGCGACGGCGATTAGGTTGTATAATAAATCCGCACTGCAAATGTTCAACAATCTCATCGAAGCAGGCATATGCCGTGAACAAGCCCGTGGTGTTCTGCCACAGAACATGTACACAGAATACTATGCTTCAGCAAACCTCAATAACATTCTCAAGTTCATTGACCTTCGCACACACGAAGGCGCACAGTGGGAAATCCAAGAGATGGCAAAAGCTATGTTGGACATAATTACTAAGTTATATCCAGTGACTGTGGGAGCGTATAGGGAAATAAAAAAATGAGTAACACCTTGACAGCATTAGCGTTATGCGCCGCAATGACGAGCGCACAAATGCCACGGGCAAAATATGCTTGTAAACACACAGCCCAGATTGTTAAGGAAAGTGAAAAACATAAGTTTGATCCTATTGTATTTGCGGCACTCATTCATGTAGAAAGCAACTGGCGACATCATGTGGTGAGTTCTGCTAATGCCTGCGGCTTGACACAGGTTATTCCCAAGTGGAGCAAAGGTTACACCTGTAAGCAACTAAAAGTTCCAAAGACTTCAATCAAAGTTGGTTCAAGAATTTTTGGATATTGGCTAAATAAATACGCAAAGGGAGATTACCTGACCGCTCTGTGTGGATATAACGCAGGCTTTCGGTGTAAAGGGAAACACCCCAATAAGTGGGGAATGAGATATGCCAAAAAGGTTATGAAGATGGCGACTCTGATTATGTATCACAGCGAGGATAAATGAAACGACTGAAGCGACATGTTTTTACTCACACACCAAATATTGTGATTGGTGGAGATGTTGCTTCTTTTTTGTATGCTTTTAAGAACGATTGTTATGTGGCTTTTACCAAATCGGAAAAGCCTTTTTTCTTTGAGAAGTTTGATACACGAGATTCAAAAGCCGAAGTCTGGACGTTCTTATACTTCCAGATGATGTATCGGGGAAAAATACTTGGTGTCGAACCTAATCAAACTATCCGAGTAGAAGAAGATATATTAAAAATAGTTACCGAGGGAAATTCGCTCTTGAATTATAAGTTTTCTACTCTCACGGTCATCAATCCCCATATGCTCACGGGCATCACACCGGCAGAAACACACAACAGAAAACATTATGTGGTAGATAAACTAAAACTATCAGCCAGAGAACACGGGCAAAAATATCATAAGGTTGGCGATGACTTTGTTAAGGAATTACACTTTGATAATATTGGAAGACAAAAATTTATTTATGTGGTCTCAGAAATAGCTGAACAAAATTTAAATGATTTTGATTATGCTGGCGTCCCGCTGCGTTATAAATTGTTTCCGATTCTTAGAGATCTGGGCATACAAGGTTCGCGCAATGGTAAAAACAAATCGTTGTCAATGAAGATAACAGCACTGGAACGGTATCAGCGACCGATGCAGAATCATAAATACGAAGACGAAGAAAATATAAAGTTTGTGGAGATAAACGAGGATGATATATGGACAACCCAAGCAAGTTCTCTCATAAAAAAATGGTCGGAATCATTCCGCTGGATGGATTCCAAGACAACTGGCAACTTCCGTATGCACCTTACTTAGCACCAATTGCTGATGGCATCACCCTCGTTGAGAATGCCGTGCTTCATTGTGCGTTTGTAGGATGTAAGCAGATATTTATTGTATGTGAGGAACGAAGTGTTAGAATGTTGCGTCAACATATTGGTGAGTGGGTGGAAGACCCTGCTTGGTGGTGGCGCAAAACTCTCACCCCAGACGGTTACAGACTTCAGATACCTATATTTTATATCAGGATAACGGAGAAAGACAAGCGACAGCGCGGCTCTGCTGCGTGGGGAATCATTCACGGGGCTAAAGTAGCCAATAAAATGGCAAACAATGTGAGCAAATGGACAGTTGCTTCTCGTTTTTTTGTTACCTTTCCGTGGACAGGTGTAAGCTTTTGGGAGTTCAAACCACATCGCGGAACAACATCAAACGTTCAGAATTTTTATTTTACACACGATGGCAAGTCGGCTTGGGATGATCAATACATTCCTTTCACTTTTAATCAAGACGATTTGCGAGCGATGAAAAAAAACTTTTTTGAGAAAACAACATTAACTTATAAAAAGATTGGAGATTATAAACCGAACGACTCTTCGTGGTTTGAAAGACTACCAAGAGAAGAACAATTTTCTGGCAGACACTTTACAATCGGGCAACTTTTAGAGCCTGTAGACAACAAAACTTACACACCTTTGGAGATTAAGAAATATTACAATGTATATACTTGGGATGGATTACAAAAAGCAATATCAGATTTTCAGTTCAGACGCCCCAAAAGCCGATACTTGCAGTCAGGACAAGAAAGTCGAATTTTACAGAGAATTGGAGTTAATGACAATGACCAACAATGAGCAGGAATATGATGAAATACCTTGGAGAGTAAAAGAGGACGTTGGCTTTCCTTCACATTACTTTGAACTTTCTTTTGAACAGCGAAATTTTATTGATTATTTGCTTGACAAAGTTGTCGAAATGGGTCATAATATAGAGAGTTTGGAAGCAGAAATAGAGTCTGATCAATCAGCAATGGGCAGTCTGGAAGACTTGAACGTTGAAATGGTGGAACAAATTCACGCATTACAACAAGAAGTGAAAGAACTAAAGAATCAACTTAAAGATAAACTGCTTGACGATTAGGAGGGTAAATTGTCTGAACGAATTAAATCCAGCATCCCGTTTGTAGGGTTGCACAGTCACAGCGTATACAGCATGTTTGACGGCTTGGGCTATCCATCCGATCATATTGATTTTGCGTGGGAGAATGGCAGTGATGCGTTGGCGCTCACAGATCATGGTAATATGTCAGGGTTGCCTCACCAAGTTCTTCACGCGAAGAAAATGAATGAGGAAGGCAAGAAGTTCAAGCCCATCTACGGCATTGAGGCTTACTTTATTGACGACCTTGATAAGTGGAAGAAAGAAAAAGAAGAGCATCAATCGACACAAAAAAAGAAGAAGAAAAAGGAAGCCTCTGGTCCCGTCATCGAAGACGAACAGGCAAGCAAACGCTCTGCTAAACACGTCCTCAACCGACGAGCGCACCTTGTTCTGCTAGCACAGAACCAAAAGGGTTTGAACAATCTTTTTAGTTTGGTGTCCAAGTCTTACCGAGAAGATAACTTTTATCGTTTTCCTCGCATTGATTATAAAATGTTAGAAGAACATAACGAAGGAATTATTGTTTCCTCTGCGTGTCTGGGTGGACCGCTGTCTAAATGTTTCTGGAACAATCGGGAGACAGGTCCAGAGGCTGTTCACGAGGCGATGGTCAAGACCATCACCGAGTTCAAGAACATCTTTGGTGATAGGTTCTACGGAGAACTTCAGTGGAATCGCATTCCAGAGCAACACGAAGTTAATCAACATATTATTAGAGCAGCCAAAGAAACTAATACTGAATTGGTTTCAACGGCAGATGCTCATTATCCGCGACCAGAGATGTTCAAGGACCGAGAGCTTTATAAACAACTTGGCTGGCTGGGCAAAGCCAAACCAGATTACGCAGAGTCTAAGCTTCCAGAGAAGCGCGAAGACTTGATGTATGAGTTGTATCCAAAGAACGGTGACCAAATGTGGGAGGCTTACAAGTCTTCGGCTGATGAGTTGGGTTTTGAATACGATGATGGTCTGGTCCGACAGTCATTGGAAAATACTCATCACATTGCGTTCAATCGCATCGAAGAATTTTATCCAGACACGACGGTGCGTTTGCCAGACTTTGTGGTTCCCGAAGGGACAACCGCATCGGATGAGTTGAACCGACTGTGTGTAGAGGGGCTGAAGAGCTTTGGGCTTCATACAGACAGCGCTTATGTCGAGAGGCTTAAGGAAGAACTTCACGTTATTGATGACCGTGGGTTCGCAAAATACTTTTTAACAATGAAGGCGGTGAGTGATGAAGCTAGTCAAGTGCAGCTTGTTGGGGCTGGGCGTGGTTCTGCTGCTGGTTCACTGGTGGCGTATGTACTTGGAATTACTGGAATCGACCCTATTAAATATGGTTTACTCTTTTCTCGTTTCCTTAGAAGAGACGCTACAGATTATCCTGATATTGATTACGATGTAGCTGACCCCATGGAGTTGAAGGAAATTCTTATTGAGAAGTGGGGTAACAACACGGTTGTTCCGATTTCAAATTATAATACTTTGCAGCTTCGTTCTTTGATTAAAGACATTTCTAAGTTTTATGGTATTGACTTTTCTGAGGTGAATCAGGTCACAAGCGTGATGGTATTGGAAGCAACACCACTGGCTAAGGCTCGCCATGGCATTACTGCTGGTGTTTACAATCCAACTTTTGAAGAACTAATGGAGTTCTCTGATTCTCTCAAGAAGTTCTTGCGGAAGTATCCACACGTTGAAACTCACGTCAAAACATTGACAGGTCAATTGCGTTCTATCTCGCGCCACGCTGGTGGTGTGGTGATTGCTGATGATTTGAACAGTCACATGCCACTAATTAATAGTGGAGGTGTGCAGCAAACACCTTGGAGTGAAGGACAAAATGTTAGACATCTTGAGCCTCTTGGCTTTATCAAGTTTGATATACTCGGACTTGCATCATTACGAATGGTTGAAGGTTGCATCCGTCATGTGCTTCAGCGGCATTATGGTGTACAAGACCCTACGTTTAGTGATATTAAGCGATGGTATGACGAAAACTTGAGTCCAGAGAAACTAGACTTAGACAATCAGGAAGTATACGAAAACATTTTTCACAAGGGGAAGTGGGCTGGCGTGTTTCAATTTACTGAGAAAGGCGCACAGGGTTTCTGCCAGCGAGCAAAGCCGCGTTCAATCATTGACATCTCAGCTATCACGTCTATTTATCGTCCCGGTCCACTCTCAGCCAACGTTCATAACAGTTATGTAAAGGCTAAGAAGAATCCACAGGGCATCAAATATTTGCACCCTCTGGTCAAGGAAGTCACCGAGGAAACTTATGGCTACTTGATTTTCCAAGAGCAGATTGCGTTGTTGGCTCATAAGCTGGGCAAAAACCTCACGCTTGATGAGGGTAATATGCTTCGTAAACTTTTGACAAAGAAAGGAACAACAGGAAAGACCTATGAAAAGAAAAAGAAAATTCATAGCAAGTTTATTGAAGGCTGCGAAGAAAAGGGCATCACAACACGTCAAGCCGAAAAGCTCTGGCAAACCTTCGAATACTTCTCAGGGTATGGTTTTAATAAGTCCCACGCAGTCAGCTATTCTATTCTTAGCTATCAGTGTGCCCATCTTCTTAATTACTATCCCGTTGAGTGGGCGGCAGCTTTTCTCGACAAAGAGCCAGAAGGAAGAAAAGAACGTGCTATCAATATTGTGCGAAGCCTTGGACTTGGAGTAGAATATCCCGATATCAATTTTTCAGGTAGGGTCTGGGAAATCTCTGATGATGGCGAGTCTCTTATTCAGCCTTTGACATCTATCAAGGGTTTGGGAGATAAAGCGGTTGACCAGATTATGGCACACCGACCTTTCAACACTGTGGAAGAACTTTTGTTCAATGAGGAAATTGTTTATTCCAAGTTGAATAAGAAGGGCTTGGATGTGCTGTGTCGCACACAGGCTTTGAACAGCTTGATGGACGAACGCTTTTCTGGACTGAAACACTTCTGGTCTGCTATCGCAGTGGACCGACCTAAAAATAAAAAGAAGTTGGCTGAAAATATTGAGCGATACGAGCCAGAAGGCGACTTCACTAAAGAAGAGAAGATTGCTTATCTAGTTGACTTAGCGGGAATCTTTCCGTTTCATCTGGTGATGTCTCAGCGTGTGAGTTCACAGTTGGAAGAGTTTTGTATTCCACCGCTGGGTGAGTTTGATAAAGATTTGGGCGCAGCTTGGTTTATTCCTCGCGAAGTTATTAAAAAGAAAACCCGCAGAGGAAAAGATTTTTATATTGTTCGTGCAATTGATGATACTTCGCAGACTTCTGTTATCAAGGTTTGGGGTGTAGACCCACGTTTAGATATTATTTATATGAATCGCCCATACATGGCAAAGCTTGATTATTCAGAGCAGTGGGGCTTTTCAACGCGCTCGATGCGCTACGGATGGAAACTAATCGGATGAGTAATTTAGCCAGAAAAATTCGTAGAAAGAAAGAGAAACAAATTAAAAAAGATGCCGAACAAAATATGAAAAGGCAGTTGGCTTTGTTTAAACATTTACCCGACGCATGTTCGGGGTGCGATCAGCCCTTTGATAAAACAAGTCGTGATCATCATATGACATGGAAAGTTAGAGTATATGAAGAAGCACAGCAGGTATATTTAGCCTGTCCTCACTGCCATGAACCACCGCGAGGTAACGATGCGTGAAGCAATTACTTATGGTGACGTTCTTTTAGTACCTCAACACAGTACGATTGAAAGTCGCACTGAGGTGGACCTCACACAAAATTTAGACACAAACATTGCGCTAGATATTCCTATTATCAGTAGCCCTATGGATACTGTTAGCGAGACCTCAATGGCTATCGCAATGGATTCGGCTGGCGGTGTTGGAATTTTACATCGCTATAAAGAGATGATGAAAGAAGCGGAGATGGCTTTTCATTGTCACGAGGCTGGAGCTAAAAATATTGGTGCTGCAATCGGCGTTACAGGAGATTACCTAATCAGGGCTGAAGCTTTGGTTAACATTGGGAAAGTCAATATCCTGTGTTTAGATATAGCACACGGTCATCATATTTTGATGGAGCGAGCTTTAAAAACTTTAAAAGATAAGTTTGGCGACACTGTTCATTTGATGGCAGGCAACGTAGCAACCTTGGAGGGTTTCAATGCATTGGCTGATTGGGGCGCTGATAGTATTAGATGTGGTATTGGAGGTGGCAGTATTTGCACTACAAGAATACAAACGGGACACGGTGTTTCGGGGCTTGAAACGATACTCCAATGCGCCCAATCAGACAGAGATGCAAAAATCATTGCAGATGGCGGTATTAAAAATTCGGGTGATATTGTTAAGGCTCTCGCTGCTGGGGCTGATTTTGTTATGTTGGGGTCGCTTCTAAGTGGCACAGATGAAACTCCCGGTGAAGTTATTACTTTTACTGATGGCAGTAAACGCAAGGCTTATCGCGGCATGGCGAGCCGAAAGGCTCAAGAAGCATGGCGAGGAAAGTCAAGCGCACCAGAAGGCATAGCCACCACGGTCCATTATAAGGGTTCTGTGTCCAACATCTTGAATGATTTGGTTGGCGGCATAAAAAGCGGCTGTTCTTATTCGGGCGCAAGAGACTTGCACGAGCTTCGCACGACAGCCAAGTGGACTCGTCAAAGCGGTGCTTCGATGGCAGAGAGTTCAGCCCACATTTTAGGGAGGAACTGATGCCCAGCATTGACAAAGAAACCCAAAGCCGTTTAGTTTTTCTTTTAGAAAAAGATTTGCATAACCAGTTCCGCGCTTCCTGCGCTGAAGATGGTCTGTCTCAAACCAAGTTTGTGGCAGGTATCATCAAGGCTTATGTCGAGAAAAACAAAAATATTATTAAGGTGGTAGAAAATATACGCGGGTCATCTAAGGTGGATGCCCAAAAAAGAATTAAAAACTTGGAAAACGAAACCATAAAAGATTTTTATGAATTTGATGACGACGAAATAGAAAATATTTTTGATAAAATCGAGGAGGCAAACCCAGACTTATGAAAAAATGTATTGACAAAATCGGAGATCCGTGTCATAATAAAGAATGTCGCCAATGGATAGAATATCCAGAAGACGACAACTGTGTTTTGGAAGCGGTAAGAAAGAACGGAAGAATGACCTTAAGAGAGTGCGCCAAGAGATTGGGTGTTTCTTATGTTAGGGTCAAACAGATTGAGGATAAAGCCCTCAAAAAACTTGAAAAAAAGCTGCTTTCTTCATAGTTATAATATGAACCGGGAGTCTACAAAATGAAGTATAATGTGCAATACAAAACAGATGAATGCGAGACTGCTCCAAAAGAAATTGAAGTCTCAGTGGACAACTACGACGAGTTGGTGAGTTGGCTCAATCTGTTCCAGCAGTTCAACAAAGCCAAAGAGGTCGAGTTTTCACTAGTTTCAGAGGATTTAGAGGTTTAGCAAACTATTTATTTTGATTCTTTTTACAGGAGAGTATATATTATGAAAAGGAACATGAAAGTATTACTTGAATCGTGGCGAGGCTACATCAAGGAAGATGAGGAAGAGTTAGAACTTTCAGCCGCTGACGAAGAGGCTGGAGCAGAAGACGCTATGGACGACGCTGCTGACCATATGGAAGACGCCGTGGACGATATGGAAGATGCGATGCACGACAAGGTGGAAGCCTTGGTCGATGCTATTGCCGCTGCCATTGAAGACGAGACCGGCGTTGCGGTTGAGGTCGAAGGCGAAGCCGAAGACGCGACCGACGAGATGGAAGACATGGGCGATACCGAAGAGGAAGCCGAAGATACGGTCGAAGACTTGGAAGAGATGGGCAGTAAGAAGGGCGAATACAAACGTCGCGATAAGTCTGCTGAACATCCCGAAGGTCATCGAGCCGGTGATGTCGAAGGTCACTACAAGGCTTACATGGAAGAGGGCGAGAAGGCTGGTGATAAGTCCAAGACCCACAAGGGTGAAGAAGACTACACCGCTAAGAAAGAAAAGCCCGGTGAAGATAAGCGCGAGGACGCTGAGAAGGACGGTGCCGAAGCCACTAAGAAGAAGACCAGTGGCAAGGGACGCGGTGAGAAGAAAGGTGATGATGCCTATGTCAACGAAGCCCTTGAAGAGATTGTCAGCGAGGTCACTGACCGCGTTGCAAAGCGACTTGTGAAGGAAAACCTTAAGCGCAAGTTAGCCAAGCGACTCGCTCAGTAGGAATGAACGAAATATTTACTCTCAAACGGAAGAGTTTAGAGAGTCACATCAAAGAAGAGTTTCCTGAATACGAAATACTAGACAAGAAAAACTCTACTCTTATGAAGTGGCTCTCTAAGCTTTTATTTTTCAACAAAGACTTTATGTCCCGTTACATTACAGTAATCGGACCTAAAGTTTATGTTCCTCAAGTTCCGTGGAACAAAAACAAGCCCCTCTCTGCTTGCACCGTCTTGGCTCACGAGTGGGTTCATATGAAAGACGGCAAAAAGTTTGGACCTCTGTTTAAATTTTTATATTTATGCCCCCAAATTTTAGCACCACTGGCATTGTTGGGATTTTTCAACTCTGCTTTCTTTTGGTTCGCTTTATGTTTATTACCGATCCCCGCACCATTCCGTGCGTGGTTTGAGTTCCGAGCCTATGTGGTGAGCATCGCAGTTCGTTGGTGGCTAGCCAAAGCCTCTACCAACGCTGATTGGTTGGCTGGGCAATATACCACAGGTGCATATTATTGGATGTTTCCATTCAAGTCTTTTTTGATAAAACAATTTGCAAAAGAGTTTGAGCGCATCAAGCGCGATGATTTAAAAGATTACGAGCAAGAAATAAAAAAAGCACTCAAAGTTGTTTAGATGAATAAGAAAACCCTGATGAAGTTTCTTCGTACCACGAAGGCTGTTGCCGAAGTGGATAACATTGTATATGCAGAAAAAGCATTTGTTATCAATCAGGTGATGCGCTTTCTTGGTGAAAAAAAACTTCCCGAGGATCAGTTTCTAAAAGTTTTAGCGCTGGTCAATAAATATGTTAATGACGAAATAACACTCTTTTTTCAAGATGATAATATCATCGTGGAGTTCATAGATGAAGAAGAAGAAATCGCTAATGACGTTTTGGCAAATTCCCTTTGAGGGAGATGAATTGGAATTTCGCTTGCAAGCGGACAGGCTGACACCTCAAGCGAAAAGGAAAGTCAAACAATTATTAAAAGATTGGGAAATTGTAGCCGAAGGATATTGTAAAAGATATGAACTTCTTGTCTTTTCTAAACTGTTCAGCGACCGAGACACAGCCCGAGAATTTGTAGAGAACTTTCCCGAAGACCTAATTGTAAAAGGCTATAACGGAAAAGAGATTACTCATTTCTAGAACTATTTATCGCATGGAATATAGCACTTTACATTTACGCTTTCAAGAATTTCTTGCAGAAGCGGAAATAAAGTATGATGAGTTTACTGGCGACAGATACATTATAGACCTTGACAACCTTTCTGTTGTTGCGAGTAAGCACGCCGAAGAGCGCTCCCGCCGACATGTCGGTCAGCGTGGACGTGGGGGCGCAAGAGCCGGTAAGATTAGTCGGGACAGTGTGAAACGAGCATTAGACCGCGCACTCCCCGAGATTTTGGACGACTTTGCCAACGGCGAATTAGATAATAAAGAAGCATTTCACGTCAAAGCCGAACAGGGAAATCAACCGGCTCTAAATGTTATTGGTAAACTTGATATGCGTAAAGGTCCAGACAAAATGGTACTAATTACTATGATGCGTAAGGATGACTTTCGCACCGACGCTTTTGGCGGGGGTGACCAAAAGACCTATGAGGTGAGCATATGAGACCGCGACAATTAATTATTGAAAGTTTATTAAAAGAAGCCAGCGAAGAAGAAAAGCTGGCTGCGGATCTTTTAGACGGTGTTTTTGATGAAATCGCATCAGATATCAAGGCTAATAAAGATGCCCTTATTCCCCAGCAACAAAATGAAGCTGTTGGTCTAGCCATCCTCGGCGGTGTAGTAGCTGGTCCAGCCATTATGAAAATAATTGGTAAAGGGGTCAAACTGGGGCAAAATGCGCTACGAAAGAGGAAAGGCGAAGAGCCGATTGATTCCAACGCCATTATCGAGATGGCTGAAAAGCTTCACCACATGTTTATCGGTGGCATAGAAAAGGCTCTCTTTTTTATAAAAGATAAAGATAAGAAGCACAGGCTGGCTGTGATTATTTTTCACGCAGTTGTCGCTGGTTTATTGGTTGCCTCTGGCAAAGGATTTTTTAAGGCTCTCGCAAAGCACCAAGACTTAACGGCGTTTATTGAAGCAATGCTTTCAGCAATTAAGACGGGTGAGTTGGGCGTTTTCGCTGTAGAAACTTTTGGCTCTTTGTCTGCTGCCCTCGGAACCGCTACAGAACTTACTGATGCCATTGAGTTGGCAGACATGGAAGGAATAATGGAAATGTCGTCAATGGCTGGCGGCTCAGTTGCAGGATACAGTTTACCACTTGGCGCAAAGCCAAAAAAAGATTTAGAGGAAAATCAAATGAACAAATTAAAATTAACCAAAGGGCGTTTGCGTGAAATTATCGCAGAAGAAGTTGCTCGTCATAAAAAGGTTGCCGAAGGTATGTATGACGGCACTGATGATGCGGAGATTGAAGGCGCAGAGGCTAAGGAATTAGCCGCACAGGAACCCGCCCGTGCGGAAGATCCGTTCTATGAGCATCGCGATGAAGAAGAATGGGAAGAGCATGATGTCGGCGCAGCCGAAGATGATTGGTCGCAGATCCACAAGCTTGAGAAGGATGCCCATTGGGATAGAGAAGAGCGCGAAAGACTGCGCGAGAAAG